CCGTAAACACCACCACTAGTACCACAGTCAAGATATTGGATGCCCAGTTTAGACAACCTTTCTGCCCTGCGTCTAGAATCCTTAAAATTGGAATTGCCATGATCAATAATAATATCACCCTCCATACAAAGTGGTAATAGCTCATCGAGTGTGTCCTCTACTAGTTCTGCTGGGATAACGAGTTGAAAGATCCCAGGAACTTTACCTGCGATGTCATCTTGGTGTACTACTTGAACAAGGCTTTCCAGAGAAGCGGCACATCCACTGATATAACCCGCTTCATACGCTTCCACTGCTTTACCATAGTTTCTCCTGTAACCGTAAACTTCAATGCCTGTTTTCATCATACGGCGGGACATGCCTTCGCCCATCCTACCCAAACCAATTAGTCCTACTTTCATTTGTCTTTGAATAAATTTTCAACTTGTTTGCGAGCGTCAGACATTTTTTGTTTGTCACGTTCTGCGTGTTTATACCCATATTTACCATGGAAGATGGCATGACCTTGACAGAACATGGTCACACCAAATACCAAGGCAAGGATAATGCCTATCCATTCTATCACTATAATGTTATTTTCAACCATGGCAGTAGAGGTGGTATTACTCCAATGAGTCGAAGAAGACCTTCAGCAAAAAGTGCAAGAACAATCCAACCAACACACATTGAGATAATTGAAGCATTACGATTGTGTTTGCGTATGGCATCATCAATCATCTCCTGCACTTCTTCTTTTGTTGCCCATTCAGGTGGTTCTACACCTTTGCCCCAGTTCTTAAACATCAGATTAACTCCATAGCATCGTGTAGTTCTTTTGAGTGATGTAGTTCATCGTTCAAAATTTCAAGGATCTTGTCATCATGTCCATTTAAAGCAAGATACTTTGCATAAGTTTCTGCTGCATGGATCTCTACTTCATAGGAGAGATGGTAAGCAAGGCGAGGAGCCACCCAATAATAAACCACGTTGCTCCAATAGTAGATAAGTACGAGATGCTTGGCAACAAAGCGGTCAATAAAATAATTGTTACCACCCCTACTTTCCATGTATTCCAGATGCTCTGTTTCATTGAGTGATTGCTCGAAGTGTTGTTTCATCAAATATAGATGTTCGGGACCGCGTAGTCCCATGCTTTCACGAAAATGTAACACGCTTAAGAACGCAAAATAGGGTGCCCGAGCGATTTCCTCAAGCACCCAAAAACGTTGATAGTCTCTACCTTCGTAGAGAAAATCTAATATTGCAACAGTGATATCTAAAACGAACCTGTTGATTGTTTGCATTATTCTACATGCACAGTGCCGATCATGCCTGCACCTTTGTGGGGACCACACCAGTAAGTGTAATCACCTGCTTCGGAGAAGGTTACATCAAACTCTTCACCAGGCATCATTGCTAATGGCTCGTGAGAAATTTCGGGATGATCTTCTACCACAACATTGTGAGGTGGAAGCATGTTGTTGACGAAGTGAACCGACTCACCAGCTGAAATAGTAACTTCTGCTGGATCGAATACAAGGTTCCCGTTGGAACCCATCTGTACATCTACTGCCCAAGCGGGAGCAGCGAGAAATAGTGTCGCGAGAAAAGCGAAAAAGAATCTCATGTATCTGCCGAATAGTTATCTTGATAAGCTTTGAGCTTATTGATCAAGTCATCATATTGTTCCCACATGTACTCTGAACCTGTTCGCTCTTGGTAGAGTTCACAGGATTTGATCAGGCGGTAAATGTCGGTGTCGTTAAGACGCATTTCAGGTTCAAAACTCATAACTAATTATAGGGTTCTCAATGATTATTCAACAAATTTAACAATCTTTTTACATGTTATGTCAGCAATTCCACGCACGAAGTGACTTGTTAATTCTGCTGTCCTTATCGTTGGCAGTTTTCTTACTGGTCAACTTCTTTTTCATGCCTTTCATTCTTGCACAGAAGGATGCCCGTCTGGGATTTCCAACCTTCTTCGATGGTGCTTTAAGGTCAGATCCAGGATTCTCTCTTTCGTAAGACTTTCTTCCTTTCTCGTTAAGTCCTCCAGACTTTTTCTTTCCTTCTTTTCTGGTCCAGGCTGCTTCTCCGAGGACTGCTTCTTTAAAGTTTTTGATGGCATACTTGTCCCAGTATTCGACTCCGAATCTGCAGACATCTCTAGTCTCCCACTTTTCACATCCAGGGCAGTAACGTTTTTCTGCTGCTTCTCTGATGTCACTACGCAGTTGCTTAAACGACTTCATATTTATTCTGCCGTATCATCTTCGCTTTTATTTATTTGCTTGAGCATCTTTTGTAGATCTGCTGTGCTACCTACAAACAAATTGTTTGTGGTTTTATTGTTGACAGCGTTCTTTGTAGGAGCATCTAACTCCTTCATTTTCTTCTGTAGATCAATCAGTTTGTCAGTGGTGTCTGCAACCTGCTTCATAGCGTTCACAGCGACCTCGTATGCTCTTGGGTGCCCTGACTCCTGTGCTACCTCTAACGCCCCGTTGAGCGCCTCCTGACCCTTGTCTATGAGGTTGTACAGTTGAGCTCTTGTGTAATCATAGTCTTTATCCTGATGATCCTGCTCTTTCTTTTCTGGTACTGGTTTCGATGGTTGTGATTGTTCGATTGCAGTCTCTTCTTTTTCGACTTCGATATCAAAGATATCTTCCATGTTCTTTTCAAATTCGTTCATAGCAATTCAATACCCTCATTAAATCCGAAGTCGTCTGTGCTGATGACAAGTGCGTCGTCTTGTGCATCGATAACACCATCCTGGTTTTTGTCTTCCAGTGCTTTGGGTGTGTATGTAAGTTTTGTATTTCTGTTGTCTGGAGAATCGTTCTTGTCTCCAATTGATTCGTATACAGTTGCCTTTTTGATAACACCAGATTTGGTGAAAGGACCGTAGATGTAAGATCTAGCAGTAAAGTTCAAAGTCCATACAATACTTCTTCTGTCTAGGAAGTCTCCATCCCAGTCATCTTCGTAGTTGATGCCGTTTAGATTGATAGTAATATCTTTCTTCTCTCCCATGTCTGGGATCATGTTCAACGTAATGTTGAAATTTGGTTGGAAGTACGGAAGTATTTGCTCAAGAATCTGTAGTCCGTCGTCTTGTGACTTGGCGATGATGCCGAGTTCAAACTCCATGTTATAGGGTACGGGCACGTATTGTACAGAGAGGGATTCTCCATCTGCATCAATAGTCTTCTTAAGCTTTTGGGTTGCTGTGATTTTTCTGGATGTGTCATAAGAAATATTGGTCATCTCAAAGTAGAGACGAGGCAAAGTAATTGCTACTTTGTTATCAACGTCTGGGTTCTGCTCTAGTCTTGCTAGAAATTTCTGCTTGGGACCATAGGCAAGAGGAACCTTCTCTGCTTCTAGAACAGTTTTGGTAGAAGGATCTACTTTTCTAATTTCAATGTTATTGAATAGTGTACCGAAACCGATTACTGTTTTCCTAATCGCTTCGTTATAAAAATGTGGTCCTAACATCAGAATTCACCAGTAACGTTGCCATACTCTCCGAATGGATTCACTTCAGTAAAATCAAGTAAATCATTACCTGTAGTCTCAATGTATTTATTATCGGCGTACTGGACGTTTTCTAGTGTTAGATTGTCTACCGTAACGCTGTCTTGTACAGTGCCACTCTCCGCTCCAGTGATAGTTTCGCCAGGAGTAAAGTTACCATTTCTATTGATAAGTTTAAGTTCGTGGTTGTCTCTATCCCAGAAAGAAACTTCTGCTGTGGTTCCTGTTGTGCCACCAGTAACAATCTCTCCTAGAGAGTAGTGTGTGGTTGCAAGAGGATCCATAGCAAGCGTGATCGAAGGTGCGAGGATTTCTTCGACCACATCAATCTCTTCGATGCCTGTCTCGAACTCGTCGTTACCAAGCTCGTAGATCTCTGCAGTCATCGTGTAGATATAGTTCTTACCTAACTGGTAGAATGGTGCTTCTCTTTCTACAAACTTGATCTCATACAGATCTTTGGTGAGTGGTAGATAGATAAGGTCTCCCTCATTGGGTCTACCATCTACAGTGGTAATGTCAGCAAACTCTTGGAATACCTGACTCCATCTGTTCTGGGAGACTACCATAGTAATCTCATCAGTGATACGTAGACCAAACTTACTAATGAATTCGGATGGTGATCCAAATCCCTCAACATTAATCAGTAGCATCTCAATCATGTATTGAGTATTGAACTCGGAATACAGGATGTCATTGAGTGCTACATCTTTGATCATCTTCCTTGGAAGATAGTAGACATCACTACCAAACAATTTGATTTGCTCATCCACTAAACTCTGGATAAGACCCTGTTCTGTGCTGACACCACCATGTTGCGGGAAGTAGATACTTTTCATCCGATCATATCCATTGGGGGAAGTTCGTAGTAGGTTGCACTTTTCTCCATGAGAACGTCGATCTCTTTCTGTGCATCCTCAAACAACTGTCTGCCGTTTAGTGACACACCACCAGGCAGTTGTACGTTGTTAAACTTGATTAGGTTCTGACCCCACTGTCTCTTGATCAGTGCAGTTAGATACTGCTTGACAAAACTATCATTGTATACTTGGGTGAATTCATCAGGATCCAAGAAACGATAGCATTCGATTAGGAGGTAGTTACCTTCCACCATCCTATTCTTATCGATATCAATGAATAGTCTGTCCTGTCTTTGATTAAATCTATACTGTACCAGAGATCCAGTCTGAACAATCATGTCAAGCGTTTCAAAATACTGCTTGATCATGTAGTAGTTCGTCATGTCAAAGTTACCAAAAGCAAATCCTGACGAGAAGGAAAAGATATCCATCAGGAAATACTGGTTGTTCATACCAAAGAGATTGTTCCTTGCAAAGTTAGAGGAGATACCCATAACTTTGGAGATACCAACTACGTGCTCTGGTACTTCAATAAAGTTCTTTCTATTAGTCCAGGTAGCAGCATCAGGAGCTAGTGTTGATGACGTTTCATCCGCACCATCAAATCTCGTTACATCATCTGCTGTAATCTCATGCTTGAGATACATCTTTTCGACACCATCCATGTGTCGCTCACGGTAGTATTGAAAAGCGTCATCAATCAGGTCATCCAGTTGATCGTCATCTACGTTGATTTCGAGAACTGGATGACCGAGACGCCTCAAACAATACTCCTTGAGTTCTTGTCTACTAGAGGGTTCTGCCATGTGTGCTCCTTATGCCTGTGCTTCAGACCAGCGAATGTTAAGCGTTGCATTAACCGCACTACCAGAAGTTAGATATGCGTTAATCGCTAGTACGTCTGGACCGTTGGGGAATGTACCTCTACCGCCGATTGGAGTGTTGGTAAGTTCCTTCAGTTCAGAAAGATCGATTGTATCTCTAGATCCAGGTGCTGCCGTGAAAGCGAAGACCTGCTCTCCAGGAGTTGCTGCACCAGTCAGAGGCTGGAACGAGTAAGTCGTGCTGCCTGCACTACCTGCTCTAGTTCGGTCAGAGAATCTGATCCAAGTTGTGCTGTTATTTCTTCTGAAGATACTAACAACCGTGGTTCCTCCTCTCAAGTCACCACCAGTTACTTCGTAACCGATCTGTACACCACCGATATCGGATGTGTTGAAGAAGACATAGTTGGAAGAGTAGTTCTGGGTTCCAGCGTTAGTTGCCGTAACAGGTGACTGACCTCCGATGAATGTAATATCACCACCAGATGCGATCTGTGCGAACGATGGTTGTCCACCAGCACCACCACTATTCAGACCACCCCAGGTAACGTCGTTTGGATTAGTTGGGTAGTTCTTGGGATTAAGAACACCCTCAACGATGACGCCTTGAGAGTTGCTACCACCCTGTGTGGTAATCTCAATGTTCTTGAGCAGCAACTGTGCTCTGTTGATCAGTTCTCTCTCACCCAGGTCGCCCGTAATAGCATTAGAAACACTAGGCGATAGTCTGATCAGGAAGATGGTAGACTTCGTGGTTGTAAGTTCAATCTCTTTTTCCTGATAGTTAAACAGGTATCCACGATCTTCATCGAATCCACCGTCAGTCAGGAATGCAGAACCCCAGTGATTAATCTGTGGAGTTGCTGTGTTGGATAGTAAGATAACACCAGCGTTAGCATTGTGATTGTCTGCACTACCTGCGAGGAAGGTTCTTTGCGAACCAGCAACGAAGTTGGTGTAGTTTGCAGATCTGGTTAGACCAGAAAGAGTGTTGTTCAGTTTAGAGGTGTATCTAACAATCTCGTTGTTGATCAGTACAGTACCACTTGGTGGGAACAAGGAAGCATCCTTGAGCACCATAGTCTCGGTTTCTGCAGAAGAGAGTGCTGTTTCTAGTTTGTTCTTTGCACCCTCGTTGATAACCTCATAGCGAACAGGTAGGTTACCAGAACGCATGAACGCTTCGTTGTTTCTGTTGTTGTTCTTGAGTCTGTGACAGAAGACGAAGTTACCAGATGGACCTCTGAACATCCAGTCAATGAATCCAGCACCGTACCAGGTATACTGGAATCCGATCATCTGCATTCTGTTGATCTCGATGTCATATCCAGACTTACCAGTGCCATCGCATCTATCAATGTTCCACTCGTTCTGTGGAATAATGATCTCTTTGGTCAGTGCTGCCTTGACGTTAGTTGCATTAGAGACGCCTCTAAAGTCAGGGTTGATAGAAAGGAGTTGGTCTCCTTGAATATCAGTAACAACGTGGGACATGCCACGAATAACAATTCTGTCACCAACAGACAACTGTTCAGTAAATTTAGTATTTGTTCCGACCAGTTCGTTAGAGTCTGGTGTAGCAGATACTGTACCAGCAATCTGATACGTAGAAGATCTCAAACCAACTGCGATGTTTGTTCCGTCATACTGGAAGAAGATGCCATTCTGGTCATCAAATGCACCAGCACGAACCGTAGCACCCTGCCATCTATACAGAGCAACAGAAGGTTGATCACCGAATGCTGCTTGTGCAGATGCTAGACTGTTCTTCGCAATGACAGTAAATGTAATTTCATCAATAACCGATGCTACAGTGTAGTGATCGTTGTATCCTGCCGTGGTCAAACCAGTCAACTGAATTTCTGCACCAACCTGTAGACCGTGGTTGAGGTCGTCGGTGACGCAAGTGATGATACTACCAATTGCAGTGCCATTTGCAGCAACACTTCTCAAGTCATAAGAAGGTGCGAATAGAGCACCAGTGGTATACATAATACCTTTACCAGACTGATATCTGATGTACTTCTTGGATTGACGAACTGCCTGTGCGCCGTGAGCAGGAGAACCTGTACCCAACTGAACACCACCGTCGAATGGTCTGTGTGTATAGAACGAGTCGGTTCTTGGATACACAACACCAGTAATACCACCAGAGACGTTGCCCGTTGATCTTGCGGTGAAGGTGAAGTTATCTAGACCAGGTACTTCATCAACGAAGAAAGGACCAGATGCTAGATCGTGACCATTACCACTAGATGTGATAGATGTCAGAATAGTATCTCCAGGAACCAGACCATGGTTCGATGAGAACTCTACGTTGATCTTTGCGATAGCAGAGTATGTAACTGTAGAGTTTGAACCAATGACATTAGTGGTTGCAGCAGACAGAGAAACTGCTGGGAAGAATGCAATAGTATCGCCACTAACTGGTGTACCAGTAGCACTTGCTAATTGAATTGCGCCAGAAGCATCAACGTCATCGACAGTAATTGTCATATCGTTGGTTGGTGACGCACCACCCAAAGATGTGCCTGGGATGATAAATTGATAACCCAATTTGTAACCTTCACCAGCGTTAGAAATTTCTGGAGTATAGTTACCGCTAGAAATTCTAGGAATAAAGGTTGCGTTGAATGCAATTGGGTTTGGATTCATGTTGAGGTATGTTTGGTTACCATCCCATGGAGTACCCGAGTGAGTGATACCAGTGATGCCACCCTGTGCATTAACAGTTTGTACAGTGATGGTTAAATCATGGGTGCCAAATGTACCACCTAGTTGATCACCAGTGATAACAATGTCATCGCCGTTTGCATATGCTTGACCAGGGTTAGCAATACCTACGTTATACGTTGGAGTAGTGCTGCTGCTAGCGTTTGGTGTGACGTTGTTGGTAGTCATCGTCTGCGTGTCAGCAGGATTACCACCTTGATCTTCTGTTAGTACAGAAATTGTAAATGCTGTACCAGCAGTAAGTGCTGTCAATTCCAGAGTGTCACTAGTTGCACCAGTAGTTGCTTGTACAACACTAGATCCTGTTGATGGATCATTGACAGCGTTAACCAAACCATTTCTAACAGCAACAATGGTTTCACCAGCATTTGCTGTATAGGTATAGTCATCGGTTCCATTGATGGTGATTCTGAAAGTATCATCTCCTTCAATAGTACCGCCGATGACGACGTTATCTACCTGTGCGGTTGCGATACCAGCACCAATTCTTTCGATTTGGAATCCTGCATTGATACCACTACCAGTTGTGGAAGATTGTTCTACACCAGCATAATTTGCTGTGGAAGGAATTGCTGTACCAGTAACGTTGAACCCAAGAATTTCTCCAGATGTGCCAACTGCGGTGACGGAGATGGTTAGATCATTGATTGGTGACGTGCCGCCCAATGCATTACCATATACAACTAGGTCTTCTCCAACAGCGAAGTTTTGTCCAGCATTTTGTAGTTGGTTGCTAGCAACACCAGTAAAACTTAAACCAGTAATTTCTCCGTTAATACCAACCGAAGTAATTGTGATAGTTAGATCGTTTGTGCTAGTTGCGCCACCAAGATCAGCACCATCAATAGTGATAGTTTCATTTAATGAGTAATCACTACCAGATGAAGAAGTGAAGATATTGGCGTATGCTGGGGATGCACCACCAGTTCTTTCTACAACAAATTCTGCACCGTTACCCAACTGACCAGAGTATGCGCCAGTTACTTGATTGTAGAAGTTTTGGGTGTTGATAACAACAGTTGAGTATGAACCATTCTCTCTGGTGATATCAAACTGTGCTCCAGTACCGTTACCAAAGTTCAGTGGAGTTGCTGCCGTTGGTTGAGAAACGAAGCTGTTACCAGTCTTATTGATTTGGTATGGTGAAGATAGAGTTACAACATTTCCAGCAATGTTAGTAACGAAGATAGCATTACCACCACCATCATCCAGAGAAGAACCTACCTCAATAGAAGCAGTATCGTTGAATGTGATCTCTGACACTGGAGCAGTGAAAGAGTCGGTAATGTTTAGTGTAGCGTTTGTGTTGATGACCGAAGTTACCTGTGTACCAGTTGGAAGACCGATTCCAGATAGAGGAGCACCGATGGGAGGTAGTGCAGAAGCTGGTTGTACACCAAGTCTTGTCGTCCCTTGTGGGTTAGATCCTTTTGTTTGGAAGCTACCCGAAGCACCATTGGTTACTACACTGAAGACAGGGTTAGTACCAATCGCAGCACCAGTGTAGAATCCTGCCTGCTTCAGTACAGTAAATGAGGACAGCAGTGGAGTAGCAGGAGTTGTTCCTACTTTTGCTTTAGCATAGTAGGTAAACTGTGTTGTACTAGGAACAGCGTCGATGATGAACGAACCTTCTGCTTTTGCGAAACCAGAAACAGCATCATCCAGACCCTTAATAGAAACAGGATCGCCTACAGTCAAACCATGATCCAGGACTGTATCAACAGTAATTTTCGATGGACCAATAGCACCTGATCCAGCAGATGCGTCGGTTGTAACAGCAACGAGACCGATGTCAGATCCAGGAACTTCGTAGATAGAAGGATAACCACGCAGCAGGTCAAGAGACTGCCACTTGGTTGGTTGAATGCCATACTCAAAGTCAGCGTCAAGCATCGATTGAGGTTCTGCAAACCTCATACGTTCGATAGCATCAGTACCGAAGTCGTATGGTCTAGTTCTTTGCTCTTCTGCTTCTACAAAGATTAGGATCTTGTCAGTAGCAAACTGTGCAGAAGTATCATACAGGAACGTAATGGTGGTGACACCATTTGACAATGTATTACTGTATGGGAAGTCTGGGTCAGATCCGTCTGTAGTTGAGGTAAAGTCTACCGAAATCGGTAAGGACGGATCACTGAAGTTATATAAAAATTGGTTGCTGGTAGCATTGGTGATGATCAGAATCTGATCAACATCTACCTTGTCCAGGATCTTTAGAGTACCGACACCAGCGATGCCTGGGGAGAATACATAGTCTCTAATTTGTCGTTTTGCCATTTATAAACTCCGTGATTATCCTAGTGCGATAGAGAATGCTACAACCTTACTATCAACGTACTTGCGGTTTGCAGCGTCCGTTGCGGCAGCAGGATCTGCCAGATTCGTTACTTTATTATTTAGAAGATCCAGATCACCTAGGAATCCACCTTGAGGATCCAAAATTCCTGTTACAGTAACGTCTCCAGTGGTTGCATTTAAGACGACTTTGTTTGATCCTGCAGTAATATTTCCAGTAGTTGCGATAGTACCTGCTGTTAAAACTCCAGAGGTTGAGATGTTACCAGTAGAGTCTGTGATACTTACACTTCCAGAACCAGTTGCAATATCACCCTTTACAGTTAGGTTTGCTGGAACAGAATCAGTACCTAATGTAATTGCCTTCTCGGCATTCAATGGTTCTTTCAGTGTGGTGATGCCTTGTACTTCTAGAGCATCTCTCAAGAGAGTTGCGCCGCCTACATCCAATTCACCGCCAACAGAGAAGTCTGTACTAACTACCGAGTAGTTAAACTTTGCGTAGACAGAGAAGGATACATCAGCAGTATCTGTGAATACAACTACAGATTGACCACCGCGAATTTTTAAGTTAGTTCTTTGATAAGAAGTTCTGGGAACAATGTCTCTATTGTATTCCAGATATTGATCAGAAGTAATTGTAGTACCAGCACCTTCATCACTGATTGCTACTCTAAATCTAGCAGGTGATGGTCCTTGGTTTGCAACAAACAAACTGATCAGTGCCTCTTCGCCAGTAGGAACTGTATAGATTGCTGTGTTTTGTCTTGGTGTTGGTAGAGCTGCTGCAACGAATCCAGTAGCAGTTGGGTCATCTTGAATCTGACCGTGGAGAACAAATGATGCGTTATCGCAACTTGCCCATACAACTAGAGATTGGTCGCCACCATAATAGATGGTATCACTCTCATAACTCTGACCTTCACCAATCTCATAATCAAATAAGATATAGTTTTCAGGGTTGAAGTCTAGTAGACCTCCGCTAGAAACACCGATTCTAACCCGAATTGGATAAGGATCTTTATGTGTAATCGAAATTTTACCCTCTACAACTTTGCCTGTTGGGGCAGTATGTAGTGCGACTCTAGTTTTTTTAGGTGAAACGAGAGACGCTAAATATCCAAAAGTGGGATTAGACATCTTGTTGTCGCTATAGTCCTTCTGTGTTATACTTATTTATACCCGTCTACAATACGATGCCTAAACTGATTACTGGATGCAATGGATTCATTGGAAAGAAGTTTGCAGAAAAGCACCAACCGTTCATTGGAGTAGAAGATTATAACGCTTGGGCAATGCTTGAGAACTTTAATGGGTGGAAAGACATCGACGAGATTATCCACATGGGTGCAATCTCTTCTACCACATGTACAGATGAAGAAAAACTTACATGTTTCAACGTAGAATATTCTATTGAATTGTTCGAGAAGGCACTTGAGTATGGTATCCCTGTAAAGTATGCATCATCTGCTTCTGTGTATGGCAACAGAACTGATGGTGGACTAGACCCTCTCAACCTATATGCAAAGTCAAAAGTTGCTGTGGATCTATGGGTATCTGAAAACATTGATAGGTTTGACCTCATTCAAGGATTTAGATTCTTCAATGTATATGGTCTGGGTGAAGAACATAAAGGCAATCAGCGCAGTCCTGTAAGCAAGTTTGCAGAGCAAGCAGTACAGAATGGTGTGATTGAAATCTTTGAGGGATCTGAAAACTGTAAGAGAGACTTCATCTGGGTGGATGATGTTATAGACATTGTAGACAACAATGGTGTTGGATCTGGTATCTATGATCTAGGATCTGGTCACGTCTATTCTTTCAGACAGGTAGCAGAAATCATTGCAGAAAAATTCGGGGCGGAGATCAAAGAGATCCCCTTCCCCGAACATCTGAAAGACAAGTATCAATACAATACTTTTTCTAATTTTAAGTGGGATCAAAAAGAGTTCATCTCAATTGAGACCTACATCAGTCACCTTTCTTTACTCGATAAGAATCAGACTCAAAGTGTGTAGTAGAGAACTCATACATCTCTGTATCTTCTAACGCCTTCATTTGATGACGCAATTCCCTGGGGACTTCAAACTTGTCTCCAGGGGTTAGTATTAATGTATCTGCATCTGTAAAATCATCCATGTATCCATACACTAACTGTAGTTTACCTGAATGAATGTAAAACGTTTCTTCTTTTCTTTTGTGGTAATGCCAAGAACACCTCTTTCCCTTTTCAAAGAATAAAAGTTTTCCACAGTATTTTTCGTTGTTGACGATCCATTTCTCGTGACCCCAACCTTTTGGGACGAACTTAATTGAAGAACTCATGGTCGCTGACTCCTTTGTCGTCAATGTATATATCTCCAGAAGGTTTGCCTAGATACAGATCGTTGAACATGCATCCCCAGTTACATAATTGTTTCTTGGTGAACTCGTAGAATTCATCATATGCTTTCTGGCGATCATTATTATAGCGTCCCATACCTCTAGCTGTGAAGTAGTATACTTCATGCCCTTCGATGTATAGTTGATTGATTCTACTGATACGATCCGTCCTGGGTCTGGCATGAGTGTATACAGCATCACCTTCGCCAGGGAAGCAGATAGTGCCGTCAATATCAACAACGTATTTCATTTACATCATCTTTGGATAGAACATAAGTGCCGAAGTGTGTAACGGCAATTGCTGCTGCTTTGTTTGCATAAGGAATAGCACGATCAATCGTACCAAGCAACAGATAGAAATGTACCAGAGCTGCTAGGAACGTATCACCAGCACCTGCTACATCAAACACTGGCACCTTAATACCAGGAAAGGTTCTGCCATTGTAAGTACAACCTTCAGAACCTTTGGTGACAATCAGATTAGGGTATTCCCCTTCTAGTTGTTGTGCTTCCCTATCATTGATCTTAAGGAAGCAAGTAGTTGGGAGAACAGTTTTCTTGCTGTCAATAAAAACGGGACCATCGAACCAGTCTACCAGTTCTTGAATCTTCTCTTGGGAAAGGAATCCTTTGTTGTAGTCAGAGATGACCATAGCATCAAACTTTTCTTTGGGTAACTCCCATCCAAAATCTTCTGCTTCATCATTCTCATCCAACCGCATGATCTGCTGGTTGGACTTGGAGTCTACGTATCGAGTCTTGGTTATTTGTGCTTCATGAGTCATCATGTAAACTTCATCCCCAAAGGACATCAGATTCTCTCTGACGTTGTATGCCATACCTTTAGCAGTTTCTACTCTATCGTAGACCATGACTGGTACAGGTGCCTCTGGACTGATCCTAGTGACTCTGCCATAGACATATCTGTCAGTGCAGGTGTCACCGATAAGGAGTACCTTGAATTGTTTGGGTTGTGGAGTAGTCTCCTTGTCGATCAAAAAACCGAACTGATTTTGCATAGCGTGAACCTACTACTTCTTTTCCTTTCCAGTCGGAACCGACTACCATTGTATCAGGTTTGATCGATTCCAGCAACTCCTCAAGTTCTTGTTTGGTGTCGAACGTGTGGACCACATCAACATACCTGATTGCTGACAGCATCAGTCTCCTATCGGATTGCGAAAAAATAGGTCTCTCGGGACCTTTCATTTCTGCTACCTTCCTGTCGGAGTCGATAGCAACAATGAGATAGTCTCCAAAAGACCTAGCATACTTCAATAGTTCAATGTGTCCTGGGTGTAACACATCAAAACAACCATTGACAAAAGATATTTTCATTTGACTTTGAACGTCATGTTTAATACTACACGTTCTGGATGTCTTTCTGGATATGCACTTGCATGATATCTTCTAGAATCAAACAGAATCGCTTTACCTTGTTCTGGTGGTACTGTCTTTACTACATTGAATAGATCTGGACGATACCCATCGATAAATCTCTTGACATCAGGATCGAAGAATTCCTCAAAGAAGTGAGTGTTTCCATCTGATTCACAAATGTAAAAGATGGCACTGTACATCTTACCTGGTTTAGAGATATCAATATGTGGTATGTGATAAGGCACATTATTGACATTCTTGGTGAAGAGATTTAATCTGAACTCCACCAAATCTTCGATCTCAAGATCGGCAGCATCTTCTAGTGCATAGACTACAGGAAGAAACTGATCGTAGTGTTTTGACACTACCTTACCTTGACTCCATAGTTCGTGAACAAATCCATGAACAGAAAAAGGACTATCTACATACGGTTGTTTGTATAAGTCATTGTCTCTCCACGATTGGTATGGAGCCGTAATCTCTCTAACAAAGTTCCATGGGAACTCGGAATTCAATACTGTTTTCTGCATACCGATCACTTGTTTTTTAGGCAAGAGATCGGTAGCTTCTAGAATTCCTGGGAAGTAGTCGTCACTGATTTGGGACATGGACCAACTTCTGAATTTCAGGGAGATACATCCATTCGATGTCGCTCTTCTCTAGTGTGTTGACTGCATCTTCGATTGTCTCGACCAGCGGGTCTCCACCAAGATTAAAAGAAGTGTTAAACAGAATAGGGACATCCGTAATCTTATCGAATGCATCAATGAGATTGTAGTAGTGTTCATTCTGCTCCTTGGTTACAGTCTGAATGCGGCAAGTATTGTCCACATGAATAACCGAAGGAATCTTTTCTTCTACTCCATCATGACACTTAACAGCGTACATCATATGGGGAGTTTCTTCTCTTCCTGCAAGATCGAACCAGTCATGGACTTTTTCTTTCTTGATAGAGCAAGCGAAAGGACGGAACCACTCACGACGCTTGACTGCATTGACATGATCTTTACCATCTTTGATAGTAGGATCAAACAGAATAGATCTGTTGCCAAGTGCGCGAGGACCACCTTCAGAACGACCTTGGTAGATAGTAACGATGTTACCTTCACGAATCAGTTTTGCAACATCATCATAAGAAGTGTCGGTAACTTCCAGATCACCCAGATCTGCAAGGTATTCTTCAGGGGCGTATTGAGGACCATAGTAAACAGATTCCTGTTTCTGTGGTTTTTCGGTTTCTTTTACTTTGTGGTAGATGTATTTAGCACCACCAATAGAAGTACCACCGTCATGCGAAATAGGTTCGCAGTAGATGTTGAGGTCAGGGAACTCATTCCAATACTTGTAGTTTGCAACGCAGTTGAGACCATAACCACCACAAATTACAATGTTCTTTTTACCAGTCAATTCGTGTGCTTTGCGAATCAACTCAACCATACGGTCGGAAGTTTGTTCCTGAATCTTGTATGCAAGATCCTTTTGAATATCCGTGTACTCACCTTCTACATGGTTCTCGTAATCCTTCTTGAGAATTTCATAGCGACCAATGTTAATTTGAGCAGCATTAGGATACGTAGGAATAATTAAGTCCCTGTTACCCCAACCATCTCTGAAGAAGTCTGGCAAATCTTCGTTGGGTTTGCCGTATGGAGCAAGACCCATAAGTTTGCCAGCTTCAATTGCTGGGAATCCACAGTATTGAGTTACTGCTTCATACATCTTGGTGTGACCAGGGTATTCTGTAATAAAGATACCTTTCTCTGCTTCATTGCAACCAATAGCTGCTTTGGTTCCAATGTGTTTAAACACAGTATCAAACTCACCAGGATACGATGCATCAAAGATAGTTTCAAACTCGTAGGAGACATCTCCCACTTGTTCAATCTGTAGGAAACTGCCAGCACCGTCAGCGATGACACAAGCAGCATCTTCAAATCCAGAGTTATAGAATCCACATGCTGCATGCATCTCATGATGATTGATATCGATGAAGTGAGTTTCAAACTCAAACTTCTTCCTGGCAAGTTTCCTCACCCAACCCTGGTATGCATCTTCACCAGACCAGTCTAACGTTGGACCAGCACGGTGGGTGTGACAGATGACCAGGTGGTCGATATGATCAACATATTCAAACGCCTTTGCGATTCCCAACAGAGGGGAACCATCATACTTAAATCTAGAGAGGCGTTCTTCCTCTAGATAGAATACTACCTTACCGTCAACCAGCAGGGTAGTGCTCCCGTTATGACCACGGGCAATTGCAAGAATGTTCATTACTAATCCTCAATTATTTTTTAACGGAAAACCCTTTGCTGGGAATATCTAGTGCTGGAATTTTTACATCTGATCCACCAGGAGCGGGTTGCTGCATTGGAATTTGGAAATTGTTTCCATTGCTGCTGGGTGCTTCTGGTAGGTTACATCCATCTGCTGTAGGACCACCAAATTCTGGAGGAAGAACAACCTCCATAGATGGTTTGCGATAGTATTTGTTCATCAGTTTGTCAACCGACTTCATGATGACTTCTTCTACCTTGTCATTCATTGCCATGATGCCATCATTAAGTCTTGCAGACTCTTCATCAGGACAGATACGGATCGGATCATACTGACGAAGACCTTCGCCCATGTCAAGGACATCAAACATTTCTTCTTCTGGATAAGAAACGTTGACTCCGAAAGTTGATCCCATGACAGCAACTACAGGAGTGCCAACTGCATGTGCAATGTGTTGACCCACCGAGTCACAACCAAGAAAGAGATCTGCTTCTTTGATGATACCTGCCCAACCACGCATGGGAACTCCATTGCCAGCAGGGAATGAAATAGTATCACGAAGTCCTTCTTTCTCAAAATCAAATGCAAACTCTGACATCAAAATGACAGAATACTTTTTCTGAAGTCTCTTGATAATGGAAACCATGTTTCCGTGTTCAAAACTTCTGCCAGAAGGATCGGTAATGATATTACCTGCCTGCTGTACTCCTCTACCATATGGTTGGAAGACAACAGTCTTTTTCTTATTCGTCTTTTGTCTTACTTCTGCAACAATAAACTTCCCGTTGATCGACTCTTCCTTGGAAAGTTTGATTGTTGGTTTAGGTAAATCTCTAATACCTTTATTGTTGATAGCAATATCGAATGCTTGAGAGAGATTACACTTCTGATTGTAGTATTCCCATACCCTATAAGGTTCTGGGGAAATAGTGTCAGTGTGAATCAGTTTATCTCTAAAGAGATTCTTATGCCAGTTATCGTACACCTTACCATAAAGTGTAGGATGTCCTTTGAAGAAGTCTGTACCTCCTTCACATACGATCAGAAAATCTTCGTCTGGATGATCTTCTTGATACTTCTCAAGGGCGGGAATTGAACAAAGCACACGTCCAGCACCACCATTGATAAAGAATGATTTAGGTCTCATAATCAATCACAATGATTTAGTTTCTACTATTTATGCATGAAAAAAGGGGCGGTTCCCCGCCCCCAGTATACCACAGAATCAGTTATCATTCAGCGGATAGCAGACCATCTTCGTCTACGTTATAGTCGTAACCATCGACTAGACCAGCAGTTGGATCGTCTGGGAAAGGAATCATGTGAGCATCGATGCCAGCATACTTGGTGTATGTAGCGTCCATCTCGGTGCCGAATGCTTCGATAGCAGCAATTTGAGCTGCGGTCAGATTTGCTCTGTTGTCCTCAAGGAACTTTCTTGCGCCACCAACAATGTTATCTCTAGCAGTGGTATGCATCTCAAGAGTCATCCAAGGCTTCATCCAGGGGAAAGGAGTGCTCCACTCACCAGCAGTGAAATCATATTCGATCTCATCTACTTGATAGGTGTGGTTAGTCCACTGGGGATCGGGACGAACGTAATATGGTTCGGTCTCACCATCAAGGGTGTACTTTTTCTGTGGATAGTCGGTGGACTCTCCAGTGTCAGGAGCGATGAAGAGGGATGCAATGATTGCATCGGTGTTGGATGCTTTAGGACGGAGGAGGATTGCTCTCTCGTCAAGACCTGCTCTGATCTGTGCATTCTCTGCATCAACAGTTTCGTTCTTTGTAGGCATGAACGACTGGGATGCTAGCAGTCTACCTGTTGCAGCATCAACAAATACGTACAGGAATTCAGGACCCTCATAGGTCGCAGTAGCAGTTAGTCCAAGATCACTAGTCTGCTTTGTGTACTCATCAGGTAGATCGTATGTAAATTCTTTTGAAATTTTCGCCATGGTAGTAATCTCTTTAAGTAGTCTGTGGTTATTGCTTTAGATATTTATATAGAATAGATTGTTCGGTGATCAGTAGCTGCATTCAGATTGCTTGTAACTGATTCTAATCAAACCGTGGTTACCATGCTGACCATAGCAGCAGCCACCGTCAGTCCAACCAGAAGCACCGCCGATACCAGGAACATAGTTTCTATCGTTGAAACCACCCCAAGATAGTTGTGCGGTAGCATACATGGTGCTGCAATATCCACATCCTCTGTGCTCACATTGGGTCATGGGCAACCAACCGCCCTTACCGTTAACTAGACCACCAGGATATGGGATGTACTGCTTGTTGTGGCAGTGGTTGCTGTGGCAGAAGATGTAACCAGCGCCAGGGTTGCCATAAGCACCTCTGTCAGCACCATAGTATAGCGCACAAGGACCATTGCAGCATACAGTACACTTCGTGTGCCAGAAGCAGCAGCACATGTAGCAGCAGGAGCATCCTCCATCACCACCAACAGCACAGAAGTTAGAAAGATTGTGACCAGTGATGTAAGTGTCTCCACCTTTAACACCACAGGTTAGGTTTGTTCTTGCTCTACCACCCTGTCCAATCTCCATGGAGTATGAACAACCAGGAACTACCTGATTACCAGATAGTTTCTTATATGCATAAGCACCAGAACCGCCAGGGATGCCTCTACCACAGCAGCGACTATCGCCACCAGATCCACCAGCGCCCCAGATCTCAAAAATGATCTCTGTGGTGTTGGATGGGACTTTCCAGTCAGGATACTCGAAGTATCCATAGTTAGAAGTCCAGTTATCACAAGTCGCACCACACTGTCCACTGATGTACATGACAGTATAATCCTTTGAAGGATATGGTGGCACCTTGGTGGTGGTGTCAGCGGATGATAATCCTTCAATTGATTTAGTTGTGACGACTCCCAACAAGTCTCGTAAATTGGTGTTTGGCATCTTCTATGATCCTTCTTATATGTTATTTAGTTACAGAAATGATAAGCACAGTTATTGTTAACGCCTAACCAGCAAGAGCAATAAGTGATCTTGATCATGCCGCCAACGCCTCTACGCCCGTAGCAGCAGCTGCCACCACAAGATGTAGCAGAAGGAGCGCCAACACCAGGCATACCAGCACCACCGTTACAGTTGGAGTTATACGCCCAAGGAGTAGTACCAGTACAATATGTTCTTTCTTGGTTGCATGCATCACCAGAAACGTTAGACATAATGTGACCACCTTTGTGGTCGATAAGTCTAGGTGGATAAGGCATGCCAATCTTCGTCCAGCAAGTGCTGGAAGTATTATAAGTTCTGAAGAATCCAGGTCCACCTTTGATCATTTCGTCACCACCATAAGATGATGCACCGTCTGTTCCAGGAGTCCAACCACCAGCACCAGCGAAGTAATGTCTGTCAGTACATCTGAAGTCGTTGCTCCAGAATGCATAGCAGCAAGTCTTGCCAGGGAAACCACCGTCTGCACAAAGGTTACTTAAGTTACAACCAGTGATGTAAGACTTACAACCTTGGATACCACAGCAGCAGGATGCACAGCAGGTAGGTGGTGCTACGCAAAGGTAGTAACACCATCCACCTTGGATCTGTGGATACTGCAGGGTCTTTCTGACATATGAACCAGAACCACCTGGTACGCCTTGCTGACAGCAGCAAGCGCCACCGCCTGATCCGCCGCCACCCCAGAGTTCAAAGGTGATCTGGGTAGTACCGCAGGGAACGCACCAATGTTGAATGTAATAACCACGATAGCTGTTATCGCAGTTACCCATGTTACAATAGGGCATGAAGTTAAAGACCATACCGTCCCTAACTTTATTGTAACTGCCGAAAGTAGCGGCAGTATCGTCAATGGTAGAGCCGAACTCTTTACCAAGTAGTCCTCGTAAATTTGCCATCTTTTATTATGTCTTACAGTGCCATGTGATTTTAACAAGACCTGCAGCACCTTCGGAACCGCAGCAGCAACCTCTGCCAAATACGTCAGCAGAGAATCCACCCATACCAGGAGGACCGTTTCTCCAACAATCGCCCGAAATGCCCCCGTTGTTGCCTTCCATCCACATTGTTGCTTCTCTACCACAAGTTGCCATCGAGCAACGTCTGGTAGTATGTAGTGTTCCAAACTTGCCGTCCATGTAAGGAGCGGTAGGAACATAGTTTTTCATCATACACCAGTTACCACAGTCGGCGCAGTCCATCTGGTTATAGGAGTTTTGAGCACCCCAGTATTCCTTACCGTACTCGCAGCAGTATTCACGACATGCTCTATCTTGACTCCAGCAGTTAGTCTGCCATCTGTTCCATGCTTCACCTGTCATCCAGTTGATTCTGGTTCTGCAACCACCAGCGTAGTTAGAAGAACCAAAGCAGCAGGAGTTACCGTAGCAACCGCCACAAGCACAGAAGTTATCTAGACCAGGACCATTTACCCAGGACTTACATCCGTCAAAACCACCGTTAGATGGATATCTACAAGTGATGGATGCTGCACAGAAACAATACTTACAACCGTCTAGTGAAGTACCGTTAATGTTAGACTGCGATGCACAAACTGTAACTTTGTTGTACTGACCAGAGTGACCATTCCAACCCATCATACAGCAGCAAGCGCCAGAACCTCCGCCGCCTCCGCCCCAGATTTCGATCTCTAGTTTACAGACACAGCATGCTGGAACGCACCAGCAAAGCTCTTGCCAGTTGTAGTTATGGTTGCTGTTGAATTCCCAACAGTGAGCACCACGGAACCAAATCTGGTGACTTCCTTGAGGTCCGTAGTACGTAGTAACGGGTACTACGGACGGATCAGCAATATCTAATAAATCTCTTAAACTCGACATGATTCATATCCCTCCCTAGGTATATCAGTTAGAAAGGATCGACCAACCGTAAGAAGATCCACTATAGATTAATTCAAGCGATGCATTTTTAATATCGAAGTCTAGGTCTTCTGCTAGGTTAGCAATTTTGTTGCCATTTCTAGCGATAACTGCTTTAGTTGTTCCACACTGACCAGCGGCATCGATTAGATTTACTCTATCGCCAGGCGATGGGTTTGCTGGTAACGTCAAAGTAATTTCAGTGCCAGCGGTAGTATCAATCAGAAGGATTTCTCCCGATAGAATACTATGTGCTGCAGTGATAGAAACTGTAGTTCTTTGCTCGTTTGGTGGGGTTGATAGATTGCGTCCCATTGTTCTTATAACTCCTTTTTGTTATTTATCAAGCCTCTTCTTCAACGCCATACGCAGACACGCTGACGTTTGCCGTATCGGATAGGACTACAATGTTTTTAGTTGCCTGAAGCGCAATACCAGTTCTCTCCAAAATACCGTATCCTGCAATTTCTGCATTATACTCAATGTATTCTGCTCCAGTAGGTGTGCTGGTAGCAGCGAGAGCAACACGAACGCTAACAGGCGTAGCGTTGGTGTTGACGATGTTGAAGTTCACGTATGCAACGGTTGATGCAGGGACGGTATATACTGTGGTTAGGGTGTTTGCTGAAAGGGAAGCTTGTGTCCCCAGGATTCCAGAAGCCATTTTTTATTACTCCTTAAGTTTGCCGAGATTTCGTAATTTTACTAGTATTTATAAAGAGGGGATCACATTGCTCCCGCCCAGAAAGTGAAGCCTTTAGTCTTCGTCTTTGTGTCAACGTAAGTCTTGACTGCCTTCTGCGTAGGAACTTTAGAGTTGCTATTAGCAGAGAATGTAACGTCGCTTGTGAACTCATTAATGGATTCACCGATTTGAGCACCGATAGAACCAAGTCTCAAGGACGATAGACCAGACAGGTCGAAGGAAGATGCGTTCAAGGTTGTGCTACCAGTTGCCTGGTTAACTTTGAAGTAACGACCAACGGTGAAGTTACCATCTTGGTCCGTGGATACAAAGAACACACGACCAGGGAAGTTTTCAGTAACCTCATTACCTGGTGCAGGTGCCGAAAGTGGCAGACCTGGCCAGTTAGTCTGGGTTTTGTTACCAGTACCGATATCCAGGAAGTCGTGACCAGTTAGTCTGACTTGAGAATACAGGTATCTGATTCTTGTAGCTTGACGGTCATAAGTTGCAGTTGGTTTTTCTTCTGCAAGAACAACCAGAACAGTACCAGTTGTAATTGTTGCAGAATTAGAAACCTGCATGAACTCATTGTCAATCTTGATATAGTCGGAGGATAGAGTACCCGTGGACGATTCAACAAGAATAATTGTGTCAGATGCTGTTAGGTCTCTAGCGGTAGTTGTTTCGCTAGGAACCTTGATCTGAAGTGCTCTGACGGTGACGCCAGAGTTATGTGCAGCACCAGTAGTGCCTTCTACTCCTCTGATAACTTCGACCGAAGTTGCAGTTGGGAAGGAGACAACTTCCATCATCTCGTTTTCGACGATGATATAACCACCAGTGTTAATACCAGTAATCGAAGCAACTTGGATGATAACGCTGACTGCATCACTGATAGGAGCAGTTAGAGACGTTGCAGTACCAGTTTGGTATCTAGCAACAGTGCTCAAACCATCATGAGTTGTAGCAGAAGAACCAAGTAGTCCTCTGGTTACGGTCAGTTCTCCACGACCAGTAGGTCCAGAGTAAGAAGAGTTAGCAATTACATAAGTGAAGAGGTCGGAACCAAGTCCACCAGGACCAGTGATGTATTCAATCGAACCACCTGGGTCAGGAGCAGCAGTTAGACCGCCAAGAACAAAGGTGAAACCTGACATACCCTTCTGGGCGTCAGCGTTATTGACCAGAGTTGCAGTTGCTGTAGAAACGCTACCAGTAACAACTTCGTTCTGTGTAAAGTTACCTTTGAGAGGACGGATAAGAATCTTATCTGCAGAAGGTTGGAAGCTAGCAACTTCACCAACCGCACCAGAAGTGCCGCCAGTAACTTGCTCTGCAGTCTCAAAAGAGAATCCAGTAGATAGGGTAAGAGGATCGTAGTTGAGTTCGATACCGTCGATGAATCCATCGAGAGTAGCTTCATTCTCGTTGAAACCAGAAGAAACAATAGCGTAAGTACCCCAGGAGGAGTTACCTGCCAAGGATCTGATTCTACCACCTCTAGTAGAGGTGTAGGAGATGTGGCAATAGTAAGTGAAGCAGGATACGATTTCAGCAGCGCCGTTGTTCGTAATCCAGAAACCTACACCACCGCTTTCGTGGATGTTAGTCCAGGAGTCAAAAACAATAGACTTGTTGGAAGGAGTTCCAGTTCCGTCATACTTCTCGTGAACACCACCGTCAACAATTGCACCAATACCAGTCTGTGAGAATGCAGAACACTGCGAAACGTAAGGAGACTTGGTGATTGGGGAGTTGGGGTTCAGTCTGACGAATACACCATCTGGAGTAGAGGTGTTCATGTCCTTCGGATCGGTAGAAGAAGGAACGAATCCTGCCATGCCGTCCATAACGAGATCCTTCAGCATCGATCTGTTAGACAGATAGAAGAGAGTTGCGTTCTCGTTATTGAGAGTAGATACTGTATTGAGTGCAATATCAGCACCACCGTTATCGAAAGCATCGGAGGTAGTCCAGACACCACCAGTCAGTGGCATAACGTCGATGGTAGCACCACCGTCTCTAACATCCATGATCTGTGCGGTCTTATCGCCAGCACCGTTTGTGCATGTCTCGCCAATGACTCTTTCAGAAGCGAGAGGAATCGTTGCGAGTGTTAGTCTTTGGATGTTAGAAGGTTGTCCAACATTTGGTTTAATGGTGGACGTTCTCATGTTGTCACCAATGATCGAAACGTTCTCTGGAACGATGATTGGTAGAGTTTCGTTATAGATACCTGCCTTGACATAAATGGTAGCAGGACCAGTAACGGTGTTTACAGCATGAGCAAGTGAAGCAAATGCTTTACTAATGTTAGAACCGTCATTCAGGTCATCACCATTTGTGGTGACATAGAAAACAGGATCGGTAACATTATTATTTTGCCATGCAGGGAAACCGTTGCTATCAACAGTTAGAACTTGACCATTATTTCCGATAGGCAGTCTTGCAGCACCAGAACCAGAGATGTAAAGAACATCGCCAGGATCAGTTAGGACGTTAGACTGTGCGCCTTGGGTCAGGGAGTTCCAGTAGTCTCCGTTAACATCTAGTTCAGGTTCGTTGCCAGTTGTCTCGGCAACACAGATGTAGGAGTTACTTGCTCTGGTAACAGCGTCACCAGGCTGATAAGTTGTGGTGTTGTTCCAAGTACCTCTCCAGGTGAAACCACCAACAACGAAGTCCCAATCAGAAGGATTAGATCCAGGTGTGGAGTTTGTATTGGTTGTTTTAGCAACGTAAGAGTTACCACCAAGAAGTACAACGTCACCAGGCTTATACTCGGTGCTGTTGCTCCATGTACCAACTACCTTGAAACCAGTAGTTAGGATCTCCCAATCAGTGCCAAGGTTCTGGTTAGGTCTAGAACCAGTAGTGATTGCTTGAGCGATGTATGAATAACCACCAAAGGTTACGATGTCTCCCTGTTGGTATTCAGTGTTGGAATCCCACGTATCTTCAAACTTCAGTCCGTTAGCATAAGAGACAAAGTTTGCAGAAGCGAAGGATCCTGCTGAAGTGTGGGGGTTGACAACCCTATACTGATCATTGCCATACTTGACAATATCATTAGTTCTATAGAAGGTTGCATCCGCCCATTCACCTCTATGGTAAATGCCTTCGGTATGGACTTGCCATCTGGCACCATCCGAACCATACCATTGTGCCTCATTCGATGCTGACGTGTGGTTGGAAATACAAACAAAGGTGTTTGCGCCAAACTTAACGATGTCATCGATGACGTATGCAGTGGCAACTGTCCAGTCGCCCCTCCAATTAAACTTAAGTCTGCCTAATCTGAAATCTGCCATGTTTATGCTGCCTTATTATTTGGGTCCTTCGGTGGTGTAATCATAATTTTCATTGAAACGAATTACAAAGTATCCGTCATCATCAATAAAATAGCTAATCTTGCGACTATCAAATCTATACTGTTGGTATTTATCTTGTGGATGATTCTTATATGACTTGGATTCTGTAGTTTCTTCTACGTAGTCATACACACCTGTAGCAATATCTAGGTATGGGGTTCCGTCTAAACGGTAAAAATCTCCAATTTCATCATCAATAGATCTAATTCTGGTGTAACGAAGCATTCCATCATCATCTCTTTGAAGAGCATGAATGGTAAAGTCATTACCAAGGGTGTAGCTATTGGTGGAAAAGGATTGACCACTCCCCCCAGCTTGTTGATAGCTATCGCTAATAAACATTGTCATACAATTACCCTCCAGTAGTTACCGTCCCAAATTAGTTGCACTCTCGCTCCTTTCAAGTCGAATACTAAAGGACTGGAAATAACTCCAAAAGTGTTTTGAAATTCTCTTCCAATTGGATCGACGATTGTTACATTATTTGTATCCCACGTAAAATTAATATCAATGAACTCCAAGGTGTCCCCTGCTTTGGGAACCAACTGATTATTATATAGTGGTAGAGTTAACGTAAGTGGTCCTCCAGACGAGTCTACGAGATAACGAAGACTGGTGCCAAGTGTGACACTTTGATTTAGATACTCCCACCGAGCACGAAAAACGTCAAATCCACCATTCGTTTGTCCATCATGGACAACCGCCATATTCTTATCAGTATCAATAGTCAACTCACCCTGCGCTCCCGCGAAGTGAGCATGTTCAGCAGTAGTACCTCTTCTAAACTGTACCTGGGTAGTCATTAAAATTAATTTAGGATACCAATGTTATTTATACTATTAAATAATCCATCCATAGGTACGTGGTGGAGCAACATCGATCTTGACAGTTGCTGCGCTGCCAGCGATGTAGATGTGAACATCTGGTGTGTGCTGGAGTAGTGGGAAGTATCTCGTGCGAACATCGACCTTGATAGATCCAGTACCAAAGATACGGAGAGAAATACCAATAATGGTATCGCCGTGTACTTTGAGTTGACCAGATCCTTCGTAACCGAAGGAGCGAAGAACCTTTGCCTCGCCAGAGGTTGCAATCTCTGTGCCGTCTTCTGGTGGGTTGACAGTTGTGCTCTCTGTTGCTGTGCCAGACAGTTGAGCGTCTGCTTGACCAGGATAAGGTGCTCTGACGAATGCAACTGCCGCTGCTCCAGAAACTTCGATCTCTGCTTCGCCAACATATGCCTTGGTGATAGCAGGTTTGACCTGACCGAGGAAGTCGAAGATTGCGACGTTCTCGTAAGCAATTGTTCTGGACTCTGCTGCACCGTCGAATGCATATAGGTCTCCAGAACCAGTGAATACTCTGGATCTTGGAGTTGCTGCACGACCAGCAATGTTGACATCTGCAAGCAGACTTGGTACAAAGGCAACTCTTTCTGCAGCACCACCGATGGAGAAGATAGAACCAAATCCAGATTCTGCATTGGTAATTCTCTCGACTGCTTCGCCAGATAGATTGAAGAGAACTTGCTCCCCAACGTAATCGTAAGTAAAGCTTTCTGCACCCTTGACGAAACTGAAGAGATTGCCATCGCCAATGTGGGAGACTGTAATAACAATCTTCGCTTCGCCATTGATTGCATACAGACCATCTGCTGGTGGAACAACAGTTCTGGATTCTGCTGCACCGTTGACTGCAAAGAGAGAACCAGTTCCAGAGTAAGCGCGAGTGGAACGTAGGGATGCAATACCAGATGCAGAGAATAGTAGATCCTTCTCCAGTGGATTGAAGGTGACTGCTTCTGCTGCACCAGAGAATGTACCAATTCTGATGTCTCCAACGAAGGAGAGAGTAATGACAATACGACCAGCACCAGATAGAGTTGCTGTTCCAGAACCAACGTGTATCCTGGTAGTTGCTCCGTTGTTGTCGTCTGCGAAGAGTCTTGCGTTGGCAAGTTTGACTTCCGATACAGAAGTTCTGTATGCTGCTCTGCCTCCAACAGAGAACAGCATATCTTTTTCGAGTGGATTGAAGGTGACAGACTCTGCTGCACCAGAGAATGTTCCGATGTTGACCTGAACAACCTCGTCTCTTGCAACCCGTTCGACCGCAGTACCACTGACAGGAATGACACCTTCTGCATTCCAGTTGGGGATGAATCTGATGTCTGCTGCTTCTGGGTAGACCTTGATTTGACCAGAACCAACAAATACATTTGTTCTTCTTTCTGCAGCGATGCCAGTAACATCGAAGAGCAGATCTCTTTCCAGAGGATTGAAAGTGACTGCCTCGGCAGCACCAGAAAGAGTTGCAATGTTGCCTTCGCCAACGAAGTCTCTTGCTCTGGTGGTAGCAGCAACACCACTAATCTTGGATAGAGTCTGTGGTTGCTCTGCAAACGTGAGGAGTGCGCGACCTGCAGATCCTCTGAACTTGAAGAGGGAACCAAAGAAGATCTCTCTGAATGTTGCTCTCTCTTCTGCGAGACCAGTAACATTGAGGTGTGCTGTGAACTCTGGGAGTTTTCTGGTGACAGATTCGGAGGTGAATCCGTTGGAGAAGATAGCACCAGTTCCAACATATACTTCGGTGTTCTTCTCGATTGCAACACCGCTGATAGCAACACGAACGGTTGGTTGCTCTGCGAATGTGCGAAGAGGAATGACAACCTCTCCAGAAAGGAGAAGATGTGCAGTTTCTTCTGGTGGATTGAATCCAACTGCCTCGACTGCAGAACCACGGAAGAGAATGTCTCCATCTCTGACTGGAGGAATCTTGAACGTGACAGATTCTGAAGTGAATCCACCAGAGAACAGAGTACCTTCTGCCAGATATACATCGACGTTGATGACTTCTGCAATACCACTGACAGGAATAACCCCGAATGGTTGCTCTGCAAATGTGCGAATTTCTGGAGCGGTGGTTCCAGAGAGTTTGATCTCTGCTCCCTTGATTGTGGGTGCTGCAGCAAATGCTTCTGTAGCAACGCCACCCATGGAGAACAGAAGCTGTCTCTCCAGAGGATTGAATGTTGCAGATTCTGCTGCACCCGACAAGGTTGCGATAGTACCAGAACCAACCCAGTTGGGAACAAATCTCTCTCCAGCATTGCCACTGATCGTAGCAGTACCAAATGGTTGCTCTGCAAACGTGAGGACCTCTGGTTCTGTTGTGCCAGATACAGAGAGAAGAGCGAATCCAGATTCGGCAATAGTTGCCCTGACCGTGCCACGACCAGTAAAGTCGAACAGAGTGAACAGATCGTCTGGACTTGCTGTTCTGGATTCTGCTGCGCCAGATAGTACAGATAGAGCACCAGAACCATTGAAGTTCGGGATGAATCTCTCGCCAGCGTTGCCGCTGATCTTGATAAGATTTCTCTTCTCTTCTGCAACAGCAACTGCCTCGACTGCGCCAGACAATGCAAACAGTGAACCAGAACCAGTGTATGCTGCTGTTGCTTTTTCTGTTGCCGTTCCAACAAAGTCGAACAGACCAATGAGATCGTCTGGACTTGCTGTAACTGCCTCGGCAGCACCAGACAATGTGGAGATAACACCAGTTCCAGCATAGGATGGTGTGTACTTGACGCCAGAGATACCGCGAAGAACAATCGTGTTCTCTTGGAATCCTGCGAATGCAACTGCACTGCTGGATGCACCATCCAATGTGATAGTACCGCTGCCATTGAAGTTGGGGATTCTTCTGGTTGCAGCGAATCCAACGAACTCGAATAGACCGTCCTTGACTTCTCTGAATGTTGCAGACTCTGCTGCACCACCAGTGTTGAATAGAACACCACTTCCCTCGTGTTTGTTGGGAAGTTTGACGAATACATCGCCAGAAATCTTGAGTGTTGGTTTGTCCAGAACTGCGATGTGACGCAGATTGATGACAACCTTGACTCCACCAGAACGACCAGAGAACTTGAATAGATGACCGAAGGGGTATCGGGAAGCATCGAGATCTGGATCTCTGATGAACTGATAATCTTCGGTAGCATCTGGAGTATTGATGTTGGGAAGACCACCAACATTTTCTTGTTCTAGGAATCCATAATCGAAGTAGTCGCCACCAGATCCCTCGACAAGATCGACGATCTTATCATTTCTGTAGTCCTGAATGACCTTGGTTGCGTGGTCAGCAATGACCCAAGAATCAATGACTGGCGAAGCAACAGAACCATAGCTGATTCTGTTGAGTAGATCAATAGAACTGGAGTTGTAATGATATGTTCTACGCTCATCGAGATTGTTGAAGCTGAAGAGATCTCCACGCGCAGGAGGATTGAATGCAGCTCTCTCGACGAGTGTACCAGAAAGGGTTGCTGTACCAGAACCATTGAAGTTGGGTACGAATGCAACTTTTGCTTCGCCTGTAATTGTAAATACAGGATCTTGACGTGGGTAGTCGAATGCGACTGCTTCTTCCCCACCGTTGATAGCAAATAGTTCTCCTTTGCCTTCGTATGCAAAGCTTCTTGCATCTGTCGTGCTGACAGGTAGAGGAAGAATACCAGAACCTTTGTATGCTTTGGTGAAGGTGTCTGTTGCAACACCTGTAAACTCGATGGGTACAAAGGCAATCCATCTGGGCAGCACTCTGATGATAGTGCTGACATTGATAGTAATGTCTCCAGAACCAATGTAGACAGGTCTGAAGTTGACATCGGCAGCACCACTGATTTGTGGACCACCCATCGCATATCTGGTGACTGTCTCTGTGATACCTTCATAGTCATCCGTGATAGATGGATAGAAGTCACTGACAGTTCCATAATCGAAGTAAGAACCAGAGGTAGAACCACCAGTTACAAGATCAATAATTCTCTGGTCCTTACGACTTTCAATCGTATCATTAGCGATAGACTGGATCGTAATGGAGTCGATTGGATTGGCAGCAACCGAACCATAATCCAGAGGAGTGAATATAGTGTCGGAAGTATGACTGTAGTGGTATGTCCTTCTCTCGACCAGGTTGCCCATGTCGAAGAGGACACCAGATCCAACCTCGCTGAATGTAGTTCTTTCGACGTGCTCGACATCGATACTGGCAACACCAGAACCATTGAAGTTGGGTACGAATGCAACTTTTGTGTTGCCAGTAACATCGAAGAGGACATATGCAGGATATGGTGCTCTCTCGAATGCGATAGCAGCTTCGCCAGACGTGAAGAGAGTTCCTTGAACTTCGTAACCGAAGGTTCTCCTTTCTTCTGCTTTCTCGAAGTTGAATAGATTACCATCGCCAACGAAGCGTTTGACGACTGCATCTTGACCCTCGCCACGGACCTCAATATTGACATTGGCAATCCATCTGGGTTTCGTTCTACCACGACCCTCGACGAAGGCAAACAGATCACCTTTACCAACGTAGGAGAACTCTCTCCTGACTGCTGCAGTACCATGTACCAACAGATCGCCCATTGCGTAGCGAGAGATGGATTCCATGATGGAACCATAGTCTTCGCGAACAGTCTCTGGAGCGTCCTCGCCATCGATAAGAATTGGACCATAATCCAGGTAAGATCCAGAAGTAGTGCCACCTACTACCAGGTCAATAATTCTGTCGTCCTTACGACTTTCAATGGTCTCATTAGCAATAGATTGAATCGTAATAGATTCAATTGGTTGATCAGCAACAGATCCATAGTTGCGATACTGGAAGATAGCATTGGATGTGCTGCTATAGTGATATGCAACTTTCTCGATCCCTGTCTCGAAGTTGAATAGAGTTCCAGATCCTTTGTAATGATCTGTCTGTCTCTCGACTGCTGCGCCTTCTGCCTTGACTGTACCTTCTGCAACCCAGTTGGGGGCGAAGGACACCTTCGCAGCGCCCTGTAGTGGCAGTAGAGCGGTATCTTCTGGTGGGTTGAACCCAACTGCCTCGGCGGCACCAGAGAAGGCATAGAGAGCGCCAGAACCGTTATAAGCGTATGCTCTGCTGTCTTCTGCATTGTTGATGCTGAATAGAGAACCAGAACCTTGGTGTAGAAGACTGAAGTTTGTCTTCGATGCACCAAAGATTCCGATGTTGACAAAGGCAATCCATCTGGGTTTCGTTCTGCCGCGACCATTGACGAATGCGAACAGTCCACCAGAACCAACAAAGTTGGGAGTAAATACTTGCTTGGCAGTACCACTGATTGGGAACAGACCGAATGGATAATCCGTCTGGTTTGTGAGAATGTGACCCCAATCTAGTCCGACAGTAGATGGAGTCTGCTCACCATCAGTGAGGATACTGCCAAAGTCTAGGAATGCACCAGAAGTAGATCCAGCTACAACTAGATCAATAATTCTTTCGTTTGCACGACTCTGGATTGTCTCATTAGCAATCGACTGAATCGTGATGGATTCGATTGGTGATTCAGCAACCGATCCGAAGTTCTCATAGGTAAAGTAATCGATGCTGGAATTGTTGTAATCCCAGACAACCTTTTCTTCTGTAGAAGAGATACCAAATAGAGTTCCTTCACCGACATAATCGTATGTCTGTTTGAAGGTAGTGGTGCTGAAGTTAAACAGGACGCCAGAACCAACCCAGTTGGGTCTGAAGCTGACACCAGCATCACCATGGACGTTAAATAATGTCTTGCTATCCTCTGGGGATACCTTGACGACAGCCTCTCCAGTAAAGCTACCGCTGAACAGGGTGCCGAATGCGTTCCAGTTAGGAGCATAAGCAATTTTAGTGTCACTACGGAGGGGTAGTAGACCCTCCGCAGCAATCGCAGGTACATAATGAGTGTTGGCATTGCCAGCAACCCACAGTGTTCCAGAAACGATGTATGGAGCATCCAGTCTGTATCTGGATCCGCCGAACTCGAATACTGTACCAGAACCAACCCAAGTCTTGATAACAGACCAGGTGGTGAGCGAGTGGAAATGGGTGCGACCCATTGCCTGAATATTTGCTGTGACTGTGATTTCGCCCCAGTCATCCGTGGCGTATGCTTCTACTTCTGTGATAGATCCATAATCAACTTGGTTCAGGGGACCGCCTGACTCCACCAAGTCAACTATTTGATCATCTTTGTAATCTTCAATTACTTTACTTGCGTGGTCTGCAATTACCCAGTATGCACGACCCAGCGCACCAAAATCTAGATATAAAAACTGCTCCTCAATCGCTGATGTATAGCTGTACGAAATTAACCCCAGTGCCTTCACAGCAACAAACTGGGGCATTCTTCCAGTACCAGCGTAGGAGAATACCATAGACTACAGCCAAGTTAAAAAAATAGGGGGATCGCCAGCGAAGCAATCCCCCCATAATGTAGAACTCAATTTCAGAATATCAGTCGAGGCTGACGTTCAGGGTGACTTTGATTTGGTCACCAGCGTTTTGAATCGCGTATGGACCATTGGTGAATCTTTCAGCGAAGAAGATTGCGCTGTAAAGTGTTAGATCACCAGTGCCATCTAGTGCCTTGGTTGTAGTGAAGGTGTTGGCATCGAGTACATCGAATACGGTGTATGTGCCAGGAGTTGTGGTGCTGTTGCCAGTACCCTGGTCGATGTAGACTGCATCGCCTTTGACAAGACCGTGTGCAGTTGCGGTTACCTTGCTGAAGTCAAACTCAACCTCGTCATTGTTGTTAGAAGGCTGAATGTTGTCAATCAGTACGTTGTTCAGGTAGACAGTAACTTGTCCTAGCAGTTCAGAACCATTATCGTCATAAGTGACGTGATCGATACCAGTGATAATGGTTGCAGCGTCGATGCCGTTAGGAGCACCACCGACAACACCAGCAGTACCAGTCTGGGAAACTGCCATGCCCACGGTTAGATCTTCACCGACTTCTGCTTGGAATACACCGTTGCCAGAAGCAGCACCAGTGAGTGCTTTGTCTAGATAAACAGTGGTTCCTGCGATACCAGCAATTCTTGCACCAGCAGCAACGCCAGTACCAGTTAGTCTCTGACCAACTGCAAGACCCGAAGTAGCACCAACAGTTACCTCAAATTCACCAGAAGTACCAGTGATGGTGGTAGTGTTAGAAACAGCAGCAAGGACGATGTAGTCATTGCCGATAGTACCACGAACACCAGTCTTACTGATAGTTGTTCCAGCGGATGCTGTAGCAGCGTCTGCTACACCATGAATAGTGGTAGGCATGTTGTTGGCACGAACAAGCATGTAACCATAAACGTCACCAGCAGCGCCACTGAAGGTGAAGGTTTGCTCTGGATAAGAAGCGGTTGTTCTACCAGCACCAAAGTCTAGGTTTTGGTTGGAGAATGTACCAGTATTCTTGACGCTTAAGAGGAGAGTTAGACCGTCGATGTCAACGACATATGCACCAGTACCAACGTCGCCGCCAGTTACATAGTCGCCTTTTTTGATACCAGTGTTAGCAGCAACAGTGATGGTATATTCGTCTTGTGTACCACTACCTTGTACAGCAGCAACTGCAGCAGCTTGTAGGGTTTCAATCGTCCAACGGTTGCCGTTCAACAGAATGCCATACTGGTTAGAGTAGTTCTGATCAGTTCTGTTGTTTTCAATTTGGTGGTAACCAGTTACAGGTGCAGAACCATAACCCAACGTATTGTTGTTGGTGTAAGGCTCATAATATCTGGTTTGGGAAGGTGTATCACTTTCAGCAGGATACGTATTGGTGGTGAACAACTTAAGAATTAGGTTCCTGGGAATCTCCTGATTATAATTCAGCAGATTACGCAGAGAATCAATTTCACCGTTGTCGGTTACTAGCAGTGCCATGTAAACTCTCCGTGTTTATCTCTCGGTGTAAATTTATTTATATCGTTACTATTTATAGTTTCAGTTTTAATGAGACCATGCATCGTGAAATATTGATCGAATAATTCACCTTAAACTGAAAAATGTCTCCTGCGTTCACTGTAGTGTTCCAGGTGGACAGACTGTCGTCTTTGTTTTTTCTAGCCGTGAAGTTATTTATGGATCCCAAGGTAGGACGTTCAGTGCCACAAATAGACTGAAAGTTGGGGAAGTCAGCAAAACTGCACTTCTCGATATCAACTTCGATGTTGCCCTCGCTATCAGCAAGGATGGTCCAAGATTCGATAGTTCCAGTAACGTCAACGGTCATGGTTCCTTTTGGACCATTCCCCATGGGGAAAGAACCACTGTCTATGACATAGTTAAGAGTTCTGGTTAAATCTGCTGTAGTAGCATATGCTACTCCAAAGAATTGCACACCAGCAGATGGTGGCGTACTAAAAACAATCTGGTCGTTAGATACAATGTAGTCAACTCCTGGTGACAGAACAACGTCCCCAACAGAAATCATGATTTGTTCTTCGTTAAGTGGAGTATAAGGTTCTCCGTTAACGAGCAGATTGAATGTGTCTTGTGTTCCATCAAACTGTGATGCCAGTGATTCAATCAGAAGATTTGAATTTTGTACTGACTTTGACGGAATCTGGTAGTTTACGTCAAGTTTATGTTGCGCTGGCAACTGCTTACCAACACGATATGCATTATTACCAACCCTGACGTTATACTGTGCCATCAGGAAACTCCAGGACTTACTTCGGCATTGCCCATAATTACTCTGGTCTTGTATCCGTTAGGATCTGTGAGAACAATGTCATAGACATATCTTCTACGATCTAATGCCAGGGTCTCGGTGTCTGTTAGTGTCAGAGCAATTTCCCCTGTAGTTCTGTTGACAAAATCTAGAGTAAATGGGACTGAAGTAGTTGCAGAATAACTCTTCTTCATCGCTGCAGCACCAGTATACCCCGACATGTTTAGTGGGGTTCCGTCTTTATTAGTGATGAAGAAGGTGACGGCAAAGTCTGCTCCTTTATCAATCAGTATGTTGACTGGTATCGCTGCCATCGGTATCCTTTTCTAGTAGGTTAAGTGCTTCCAAACCGCCTTCTAGTTTAGTGCGATATTCACGCAACTTGGCAAGTTCTTCTTCACCTCTTCTGATTTTCAGATCATAGTCTGCAAACTGCTTTTCAAATTCAGCTCGCAACTGTGCATTATCCATATTGAGTATAACAAGTATCTATATTTAGACGATCAATTCTGGGTAGGTTATGGATGTTCTTCCAATGGAATTAGGTGTTCTGGGGTATGTTGCTCCCTGAACTGGTCTTCTACCTTTAAGTTTTAATTTATGACCAGAGAAGTCTGGTTCGTCAAAGAATGCTCGTAGTCCAGGTGTTCCTGCTGCCTCTGTATACTTATATCCGCCATTCCCACTACCATTTGTAATGGAGCAGTTTCCAAAAGAAATTGCGTTGGATAGAGATGCGCCCCCAGCACTAGGAACATTAGTCCAAGAGAAACTGGTTCCGCCTGAAGGGATACTACGTAGTACATTCTTTGCTGCCCTAACCAATAATTGCTTGGTTACGCTTGGTGATGGCCAAGTTCCGTTATAGTGTTGATACTTCTCCATCAGGCAGGCAACTTTTCCTACAACAGTTGGTGTTGCACAACTTGTTCCAGAGAACATACCCCACTTGTGGGATCCATATGTTGAACTTTGATATGCGCTGTAAGTGTTCGCTCCAAGTCCAGTAACAGTAATGCCAGGTCCACGGTTTGAATATCCATCCCAACCAGGCATTGCTTCCGAGTTGTATCCTGCTGCTACATCAATATTGTTATTAGTTCCATGTGGACCATATGCTATGTGAGGATACCAAGAAGTGCTGCTGGAAGTAGAAGCACTATTATTACTTCCATAGCTGATGAATGTGATGTCATATGGCGTTGGTTCATCTACAGTGATGTATACATCTTGAGAATCGTCTCTCTTTGTATATGTTCCACCATTATTACCAGCGGCATTAACACAGACGATACCACTATTCCAAGCAGTTTCTAGTGCTGTGTGTAAAGAACTATATGTATACTGGGTAGGCATCACGACACACCATCTGGTGCCGTTAGTTGCATCGTAGACTTTGAATGGGATAATGTTTGCCCTCACGAAATCTGATAGATCAGATCCCCAAGAACCACCAGCAGGTCTATTGACAGTTCCATTTGGCGTGACAATACTGTCAACATAATCTACTGGAATTGCACGTTTCCTGTCTTGCAGATACTGATATTCTGCAATCATGATAGTGGGGTTTTTCTCTCCAGTTTCTGGATTATTTGGTTTGGCATTATGCCAATCAATCAATGCTTGAATACACTCCGTTGGACTGTCACCAGTAACTAGGTACATTGCATAGAGATTTGCTTTCTTTGCAAATCCACAAATAGTACCACCAGAAACACTCAATACACCAATGCCATGATTAGTCAATCCACTGTTGCCACCATCTTGAGATGTTACTTGGTTGTTAGCAGCTGCTTCTAGATCTGGCCAATCCGTTGGAATGAATCTAGATGATGTTCTTAAAGTCCAGACAACATCTCCAGAATCGTCTCCTTGATTATCTACACTGCCATCAGTTACGTTTAATCCACCATCAGCAAGTCTGATTACAAATGGGTGTCCAGAAGCAGATACGCTGAAGGTAACAATATCCCCTTCCTGAAATACTAGTGGAGGATTGCTTCCATTAACAGTTCCATTTCTATCTGATCCACTTAAAGTGTAGATGCCAGAACCACCAAAACTTACAGCAATGTTATATTCTTCTCTAGTTCCATCAGCAGGATTAACTGTGATGGTGTTTTTCATATTGGGGTGTGCTGTACACTGATACCAATAAGGATCTACTCTCGCATGAGAGTCATCTTCGCTTGGTAACTTTTGGAAGTCTGGGTGTACATCATGCAAACCTTGGTGAGTAGACCAGTCTCCACCACTACCAGATTCTAATGTGACGATATCGACGTTCTTTCCAGTCCATCTAGAAGTATAAGTGCCATCAACAAAGTATGCGTCGTCACCATTAGTGCTACCAACTTCTCTACCAATTTTTTGAATTTCTCCACCAGGATCTGTAGCAACGATATGTTCTGTGTCCAAGTAAAACTGAAGACCAGAATTATCTTCTCCTAGTCCAGATGCTGCTCTGTAAGATGAACTCGTGGAAGAAGTAAATCTTTTTGTCATGCTCTCCTTATCTGGGAGAGTACATGGAAATGATTGTGGAACTTCAGTTGCAGAAACAACTCTTGGGTCTGCTCCTAGAGTCTCAACGAAATCTCCTTCGACAAGCATAACAAGCAAGGTAGGCATAGATGGAAGCATATTCCACCACTCTGCTTTATTCTCATCAAAACTATCTACAAATGCTTGCTTGTCAGTTCCTTCGACAAGAACTACATCTACTAATACCGCTGAACCGCCTAGTTCCATTTTATGCCTCTAGTTGGAGTACAGTCATTTCAACAGTGATGGTTTGTTGCCCTCCAGACTTGTTCATAACTGCTAGATAAACGTTTGTTGATGGCGTAGCATCATCGTTAAATCCAATCAAAGCAGGAGTGAAGAGAACATCTTCATTGGTTCCTGTTGTAATAGCTTCTGCAATTACGCCAGAACCAGGGGTGGGATCTTCAGAAATAGTTCTAGATGCATCCGCTGCACGAGCAGCAGATGTGGGGTAAATTCTTACCCATGCTGGGTGAGATACATTTAACTTCAGTAGTGCATATGACTTGTATGCTGTAATAACAATACTCTCGTCAACATCATTGGCATGTGTGGAAGTAGTAGAGGCATTAAAGTCTTGTCTCGTTCCAAGACTGGTGCCACCACCTCCACCGCCACCGCCGCCACCAGCGGAGCTAATTACACCGTTGGAGATAGTGACCGTAGATCCATCTACTTTTACACCACCCAATACAGTTGTGCTTGCAGTTGGTAGTTGATATGTATCAAGGGTTCCACCACTGGATTTCCAGCTGCTACCATTCCAGATCCAAGTAAGACCACCCTCGGTATGTGTAAATGAACCGTCTGTAGCTTGTCCAGCGGTATCTGGGAATAGAATTGCCATTTCTTAAGATCTCTCCGTTTAGTTATTTATTTCAAATTTCTTGAACATATAACTGACACGTTTCAGTACCAGTTCTACTTCCAGATGCAGTCAGGGACTTCAATCTAATTTGATATGTCATGATGTCGCCAGTAGTTCCACCATGCTCGTCAACAAACTCGAAGTAAAGTGGAGTTATACCAGTAATATTTGGATCTGTTGTAGCGACTGTACAGATTTCTGTCAGTGTAGATCCGTCACTTCTTTCGAGAGCAATAAGTCCACTGGTATTGTTAGTACCATTCAGTTTACCAAACAGAATGCTAATTCTAACTCTGCTAAAGTTTGATACAGTAATACCCGCGTTAAACGTTCCATTGTCATCAGTGAACAATGTTCCAGATCCACCCAAAGTAAACGATGCATCACAGTCGCCAACAGCATTTCTAAATGCCGAGTTTGGAGAATCTACTACGAGAGGAGGAGATGCATCAACCCATGCTGCTGGGTTTGCTCCATTGTCATAATAAACTTTCAATCGACCAGAATCACTCTCCCACCACATATCTCCACTGGTGGCATTGGATGGTGGGTTGTCACCTACTTCGACATTAGCACCACCACCTTCACCCCAATACAGTTGACCATTTCCGTCAGTGGTTAGAGATTGCCCAGGGGTGCCATCAGAAGTTACAAACTTAACAACACCATTAATTTTTCCAGTGCCGTCGATATTGAATGTAGTGTTGCCACTGGACTTGAGTGTTAAACCGCCAGAACCTGGTGCGTGGTTAATTACAATTTCGCCATCTTTATCGACAAGCACACCATAGTCATTTGCCAGTGCAGTAGCAATAGTACCAAATCTGGTGTTAGATGGAACAACTACATTGTTTCCAGTCAATGTCAAGTTTGCTGATGCTGTTGCTGTGGTGACGCTGTTTGTAGTCACTCCACCAACAGTAATACTAGAGGCAGTTGTGTCTCCTCGTCCAACTACATCGTTTAGTGTAGAACTCTCTGTGTAACTCGTTAGATATCCAACAGCACCATGATCACCCCATCCATAGGCAGTGTCCCACGATACGTTGTTGTAGTTTAGAGGAGTTAGATACTTGGTTGTTTGACCTAGAGATAGAGTAATAGAATCTTGGGGACCAAGATTTGTGATATTCAGGTTATTGACAAATGTCTGGTTTACTCTCGCGTCAATAGCAGCATTCGCTCTGGCATCTGTGAAGTAGAGGTTGGTGCCTTCCAGAACCGAAGATGTGGAAAACTCGTTGAATGCTAGATCGATTGTTAACGATCCGTTGGCGTCATCATAAGTGACCGCTGTTCCCACACCACCTTGTAATAGGGCAGCAACCCTATCATCCACCTTCTCGTCAAAGGTAACGTCTAACCCGTTTACATCAGCAGCAAGAGCATTGATCTCCTGGCGCTGTTGATCAAGGGTATATGTAATTGGTACGTTTCTTAATGGCATGATACCAGACTATTCCTCTATTTTAGTATTTATCAGTGTGCAATAACTTGGACAGCGATAGACCCAGTGTCAATAAATGAACCAGATACATTCTTTACTGAAAAATCTATATGTCCAGTAGATCTAACAGATGTTACAAGCATTGCTTCAGAACCATCCATATGGTTGGTAAAGACATAGTAGTCAGTGGCATTGGTAAATGGATTCGTGAAGGTCATGCGATAGTTGCCAGTGGATTGCTGCGAAACTGTTACTCCTGCTGTTCCAGTCCACGTAGGAGATGCGCCTAGCGTAATCTCACCAGCTTTGCTGGTTGGGGGTGGTGTGAATGTTGTTGTGGTGCCACTGATAGGATGTTGTGTGGTTGGTGGTGTGAAAGATTGTGTATTTGCAGTGCCATTACCAGTATATCTAACATCTTTAGTGACACGAAGATCATCAATAAATCCATCAAACATGTTTGAACGGGTCAGATGACCACCACCAAATATGATATCATGACTGTTGTTATTAATATCATTAACAACTGACTGACCAGAATTAGTGCTGCCTGACTCAACACCATTCTCGTATAGATGAAGTGATCCATCACTTTCGTGTGTGATAGCCACATGAACCCACTGTTGATTGTACTTTGAATTCCACGTAACCCCAGCATCATTAACTAGAAATTTATAATAGGTTTGTTGAGCAACTACATCATAATATTTAAATTTCCAACTTCTATTTGCATATTGATCTTTTGTCGTAATAATTGCCCAAGATCCAGCATCAAAATTTGTATTAGCTTTTGAAATAATATCTTGCTGTCCATTGTTGGTGTTAGAAGAAAGACCACCATCACTATCAAAATAAATCCAAAATTCAATGGTCCATGTTCCAGTGAAATCATAATCAGATCTATGGGGATATAAAACACCGTCTCCATTGGATTTCATTGAATTGGTTCCCACTTTAACTGGAGCTCCAACCAAAGTAGCATCAACTACACTGTTATCGTAATTAACATTACCAACGACACTAAATTTTACATCATTAAAATCACTATCGAAAGTGGATCTAATGAGCACTTTGTCCCAATCAGTTTCCGCTGGGATTGTAACCTGTTGAGTGCTACCAAGAATAAACTCTTGCCATGCAGATCCATCATAGAAATGTGGTCTGCCTCCAATCTGTCTTAATTCGCCCAGAGTTCCTGATGGACCAGATCCTTCATTGACACCAAACTTGAATCCGTTAGCAGTGAATGGATCGCCACCACCCGCTACGCTGATAACACCATTGCCATCAATAGCGATAGTTGTGCCATCTGGTTGTACAGTACCGACAGTAGACGTGGTTGCAACGGCAGTCTGAATTGCGGATCCACTAACTGTAATTCCTGCCGCATCGATAGTTCCAGCAAATGTAGCAGATCCGTCAACACCTAAAGTAATTTTATTATCAGATGACGATCCGTCTCCATTTTGTTGAATGATTAACCCTTGTCCTGATGTTCGGTTTATGAATACATATCCATCGTCTTTGACGGTGACAGCATTGTTAGCAAAACTTGCGGATCCTCCAATAAAAACATCGCCTCCAAAAGTGCCAGTTCCATCAAATCTAGCATTACCTTGAGCATTGATTTCTGATGTGACAGTTGTAGCTCCAGTTTGTTTTCCTTTCCAGAGAGCACTTGATCCACCAGTGGAAATATAAATCTGTCCACCGCTGGTTACATTAAATCCAGAAGTAGTAGATGTCTCACTGATACCCTCATCATTAGCATTATGAGACTGAAAACCATATGGTGCATATATTGCACCACCAAAAATTGCTGCGGTGATCATGTTGCCAGGAGTTATCTCATCAGCAACTTTTAATGTTATAAGACCAGATGCAGAATGGATCTCGTCATCAATTTCAAGATTTCCTAAAACTGTCGCACCTGTAAGGTTAGTTCCGAATTTTTTAGCACCGTCGTAGTATAGCTCAACAGGTCCATCCTTCAGGAATGTGGCATACAATTCACTAGTATCAGATTCTGATCTCATCTGTAAAGCATCAGAATCAATAAATGATGTCAGGACACCCGCTGAACCATCATAGTAAATTTTTAGGTCGGCATCATCACCGAAGTTTGCTACTATATTATCAGAAAAAGTAGGACTGCTATTGAATGTTGCAATGCCGTCGAATGCTACAGTGCTTTGGAATGTTACATCACTAGAAAATGTTTTACTCCCGCCAAATGTTTTTGTACCATCGACTGCTGTGTCTAGGTCAGATGCAATTAAGTTAATCTCTTGACGCTGCTGTTCCAGCGTATGCGCCTTTGGTACGTTACGTAGTGTCATTTGATTAACTGCTTAAGGAGGGACTTGATTTCGGACATTTCTTCCTTCAAAGTATTTAGATCATCCTGCACATTCTTGAACTCTTCTGCGAGTCTCTTTTTTGGTTTGGGTGCCGTGTTAATAATGGCACCCGTATTCATGTCTCGTACAAGTCCTTCTTGACCTTCGACTTGTAGGTATTCAGATAGTTTCATATTAGAAAGAAGCAACAGTTCTCATGTCCTGAATTTTGGGAACATAAGAAGGATTATCAGATTTCATAACAATCTTAATAGCAAAGGATGCGAAGTCAGGAATATCACTCGCGGTGAATGATAGTTCTTGATATGCATCTTGAGATTCATACTGTCCAGAGATACTATTCTGTGCTGTAGCAATGACATCATTATCCGAAGAACCATCTCCATTGAAATAGGTCCAACTGATATCATCAAATTTCTGTTGCGATGCTTCTGGTTTGATCTTGTACAGAACTTGGATGTTATTAACATCGGTTGCATTGACAGTCAATTTAGTATTCAGTGAAGAAGCAGAACTTGCTAGGGAGATCTCTTTAGTTACATACTTGGATACACCAGATGTATTCACAGAACCATTTTCTGCAACAAAGTCAACACCATTTCCAAACGACATTGCCTTAATTTCAGCAAACTTGGATGTCTCGAAAGAGGCATTCTTAAAGTCAATTAGATCACCGACTCTGAAGACATCCGATGTTTGTAGACTCGTGGTTGCAGTTCTAGCAAAGTCACTACCCAGTGTAATTTCACTGGTGTAGTCATCATTGATAGGTCTCTTATCATTTTCAAGAGTTAATGTCTTGGTGTTTGAATCCCAGAAGACTACTTTACCACTGACTTTATTATCATACTTTTCGGTTCTTACTGAAGGATTGAATGCAGTAACTGTGGAACCAACTACAAACTCTGGAATTTCATTAAAGATTCCAGAGTTTGCAACCACTACAGTAATTCCATCTAGATCACCACCAGAAGCAGATTGGGTACTGAAGTACAGCGTCTCGCCCAAGACAAAGTTTACAGAGTTTTTGATCTTAACAAAGATGTCATTATCACGTACACGCAGGACTTCAGATTCTGCACCAGAAGTTACGCCAGTGACATTTTGATCAATGGTGATAGGAACAAGATTACCGCCGCTCTCGTTTCCTTGTATAGTGAATCTGTATACAGGGAACAATTGAACTTCTTGATATCTCTTACCATATCTTCCTTCTGTTCCTACAGAATTTTCTACTCTATTGCTGACAGTCTTTGCAGAAGCAGATCTCAAGTCAACAACAGGAGACAGATGTGACTTCTCGGTCTTCATCGTCAATTTGTACATCAAAGATCCCTCTAGATTATTGAGACTCTCATTGATTGGAGATGCAATCAACTTTTGATTCAGGAAGTATTGTTCCTCATTCAAGAAAGTTGTCTCATAATCTGTCATAGAATATGAAGTGTAGTTGGTAGTGTTGGAATCAACAGGAACAACATTGGTGGTTTTTACCATGCTGTCAATAGAAGTTCCACTGACTTGCAAGTAAGGAATTTGTGCGTAGAGTTTTTCGTACTTTCTATTGTAAGATGCTAGAACTGCATCTTGACCGAAGAATCCAGTATCAGATGCTCTAGATGGTCCAACGATATTGTAAGAGTCAATGCCTGCATTAGAAACTTGGAATAGGGTGGACTCTAGTTCGATGGCATCATATCCAGCGAAATCAGGCAGTCCTCTGAAGAATACTTTAGAATCTCCAGTGGTCTCGAAACCATGATCTCTGTGATATACCTTAATGATGTTGCTGTTGTTTTTGAACAGAGGAGAAGTTGCTGTGCTGTTGGCAAGAGCATAAGTCTCGAAAGGATCAGATTTTAGTTTTTCGTATCCCAGATCCTCGTTCTTGATAACCAGTTCACCAGGTCTAGAAGTATCGAATTCTGCTCTGTATAGATTGAACTTGATATCCTCAAATAGATCTTCTTCCCAGTTAGCAGTGTTTTGAGACTTGAATAGAGATCCAAGGAGAGGTTGTGCATTGACAACCAGACCAGAAGAAATATCTTCTTCTCCCAACTTGGAAGACCATAGTTTGTATTCAACAGCATCACACTCAATATTGAGTGCATACTCGGTATCATTTTGTAGATAAACAGGATACTCGAAGTTGAAACGTGTAGGCGTGGTGGATTTAATGCCACCTTCAGGATCGACTGCGACACCCATTCTTACAGCGGGTTCGTCGATTTCAATCTCGGATTCGATAACAGCGCCATTATTACCAGCACCAGTTCCTCTGATAACAACAGATGGTGCTTCGGTATATCCTCTACCAGCAAGACTTACATCGGCAAGGAACAGTTGACCACTAGATACTTTAACAGATCCAGTAGCGTTGCTTCCGCCAGGTAGTTGTGGACTTTCAATAGTGATGGTTGCGCTTTCGTATCCAGAACCCAAATTGGTAATATTCAGTTTGGATACACGACCAGAGTCTTTAGCAATCTTCAGACCTACTGTAGCATTGTTAGCATTGTTGTATGCAGTAACTGTGCCGATAGTCAAATCTTCGTTCTGTAGGAAATCTCTTCCGTTGTGATTATTCAAGATGAACGTATAAGTCTGCTCATTTGTTAGAGAGATCTCGCCATTACTGGAAGGGGTAACTTCAAAATTGTTTCTATCAAGAACTTTAGCAATAGGTCCTTTAGCAAGACTTCTGTTGCCAGTGACATCTTCTCCCTGTTGAATAGTAATATTTCCAGAAGAATATACCTTCAGGAAAGTATCTGGATAGAGAGTCCTGATAGATCCAGGAAGGATGTACTTACCAGGTTTGTCTGCTTCTACGTTAGAGAGATAAACTCTTAATGGAACAGTAGCACTCTTCTCGGAGAAGAACAGGTCAACGCCTGTTGCAAACATACCACCCTCAAAGCTTTCGACTTTGAAAGTCTGTGCCATTGGGTTTGGTCTTTCTTTGTTCTCTGTGTTACTATCAATCTCCTGTACACCTTCGTTTGCTTTGAAGAATGCTGGTGCAGTAGAGATAATAGATGCAGGGTTCTCTGGCAGAATACCAGTAGCATAGAACTTGACTTCAGCGAAAGAACTGACTCCATTTACATCAGTAATAGGAGCATCAGTAGAACTAGAAGTAAATCTGATTGTCTTGATACCTGTGGAGAAATATACTTCTTCGGAGGTGTCATCATATAGCATGGTATCGATGTTACCAGTCCAGAAAGAATTCTCTCTAGGTGCATATCCCGATGGTACTAGAATGATACCGCTAGCATTGCCATATTGATCTGTTGTAATACCACTACCAAATGTAGTAGAAGAGTTTCCAGCAATACCAGTAAATCTAGAGTCTGGGTTAATCCATCTAGAGATGTCTCTGCCTTCCATAAAGACGTGTAGTTTCGTCTTTGGTTTCATACGTCTTACGACATACTTAACAGGAACAGATCTGGCATAGAACTTCAGTGCATTAGATACGTTAGTTCCATTAACTGTCTTGTATCCGACTCCCTTCGCAATCTCATTGTTTTGTGGACTGACATTAGAAGAGGACCCAATGGCAGCACTGCTCACAGTAGACTCGGCAGATCTTCCGTTGTTCTCTGCAAAACTCTTCAAGTTATAGAAGGTTTTGTTTACACCGACCCAGTTAATTACAAAGGAGTTGTAGATACTAGAGAATGCTACTCGTGCATCTTGTTTTGCCAAGAAGACAGAGAACAGATTAGTATTGTTTTCGGTTACCAACGGTGCAACTGCACTGTTATACCATTGGTCGATGTTTGGCATTAGTGCAGCATCGCCAACATATTGTAGAACAACGAATGGGTTTGGATTTACTGTACTAGTTGCAAATTGATTTTGTGCATACACAACGTTGGTGTATGGAAGTGTGATAACACCATTAGAGTTTGTATATCCAGAAATGTTTCTCTGGTCATCTCTTCTGTTGACTTCTTTGAGTGTAAAACTGTCTTCTTTAGATTGAGGTCTCAATACAGACTGTTGTGCATCAATAGAACAGAGGTGGTCGATAGACTTGACGTTACCGACATTATGAGTTTCATAGTTATCAACCAAGAAACCACTCTTTGTCTTATCAATACCAAGAGTATCTTTGACTTGCATGTTGAGAGCTTGCTGCTCAAGAATGCTCAACGTAGTGTAATACTCAAGTCGTTCAATACGCTTCTCTAGTTTACCGATGTCACGCATTGTGTAACGACGGTTGTCAACAGGAGTAATTCTTACATCCTTGCTGGACTTCGTAAACGCAGGGATGAACATGTAGTAGAGAGGAATGCCATCTTCGATAATCTCTGGTTTGCTTGGGTTAAGAGATGCATTACCTTTCTTGACAACGAATTCGCCCTTCTTGGTGAGGAAGACGCCATCAATTCTGTCAAGGAACTGTGACTCACTGAATGAGATAGTGTAAGGAAGATTTCTAGCAGAAGATGGTGTGCTAGAAACAGAACCACCAGGTCCAATGAAGTTGATGTACTCTGATTGTGACAGTAGTGATGTGTCCTGATATCCAGGAATAATTGCAGTAGAGTCTACTTTTGGTCTGAAGTCAATAACATTCTTCAGACTTACGTTGCCATGAACGTTAGAGTTGAAATCAGGAATCTCATCTAGGACTACACCTGCTTCATGGATGTAAGAGTCAACAGTGCAGAAGTCTCCTTGAGAATGCTCGAAGTAATCGAAAGCAACAACTAGTTGACCTGTTGGTGGACTAAATCCAGGTTTCAGAACGATTCTGGATACGTCATAGAATGTATCCCTTTGTCCATCATCAAAAGTAAATCTGTTAGTAAGATCTGTACCAACAACCAGATTGCCATTGACATCAACAGTTGGGGGAGCAGAAGATGATCCTTCATAGATGTATCTGATACGGAATGCATCTGAATAGGAGAATACTTCGGTGCTGTCGCTATCATAGTCCAAACCACGGAGAGGTAGAACCTGGTCTCCAGGAGATTGGATAACGACTCTCTTATTCTTAATTGCTGTCTTGAGTTTTGGTCTACCTTTTGAGACCTCAATGGTAGCAGTCAACTTCAGTTTGGGGAAGTTGGTTACGTTGTTGCCAAAGTAGTTACCAGGGAAAGTCAGGGTGATACTACCAGAAGACAAACCAGAGGTAGCATCTGTAGTATTCAGAATCTTGACAAACTCTGAAGAAACATAAACAACATCGCCAGTTTCTACTAGGTCAGAACCACCTTTGTCTAGGACAGTGATGAGGAAATCTCTTTCTGTAAATTGAGTAAATCTCTGTGTACCAAAGTCTAATTGTGCAGCAAAAGTAATGTTACCACCATTATCACTGCCAGTGGTTACAAAGTCTCTTCTGATGTAATAAGTTAGTTTGGTATCTTCAGTTGACTTAACCAAACTGCCAACTTCTTTACTTCCTGTTGGGAAGATCAATGTGGATGTAGAACCATTGTTAATCTTTCCACGTTGTCTAATGACAGTTTTTGCTGTCATAGTATCGGGCAGCGCACCATTCAAGTAGATTCTAGACTTGTCGGTTCCTCTCGGTGTGGTTACTAGTTCGACAGTGAACTTGTTAACTCTTCCAGTATCATCGTTGAATTGAATGATGTCACCCTGAACAAGAATAAGAGATGCGTCGGATCCGAACGCATTGCACTCAATAAACTTATATCCTTTCGTACCAGAGAAAGTAGACTCGGTTACGTTTCTTGTATCAGAAAGACTACCTTCAGTAGTTTCGATGTCAGCAGAGAACTTATTATTAGATCCAAATTCAGAATACAAAGATTTGACATTCTGTGCTGTGTATGTCAAGACTGTATCTCTATACAATACAGGAGCAATACCTACAGCAATTGTATTCGCTCCAGTTACTTCACAAATAGGAGGTGCAGCAAATTCAGTTTGCACTGCATCTCTGTTCTTAATTACAATCTTGTAAACAGTACCACCATCAATACCAACTTCGATATCAGCACTTTCAAATAGAGTGCCGTTGACATTGATTTTCGATCCTGCAACGTAACCAGTTCCTTGACGTTGTACAACGAAGTGGGAGATGGTGTTGTTCTTTGGAATACGTAGGACTGAACCTTCTTCGCTGTTGATAGTCTCACCAGGCAGGAAATTGCCGTACAAGGTCTTTACAAACAGACTTCTACCCAATGACATGTAACCATTAGAAGAACCCTCTACAATGCCATACGCGCCGCTTGTAGTGCCATAAATGTACTTACCAGGTGCGAAGGCTGGAGTGACAGGAGAATCTACGAAAAGTCTGGTGAAAAATACTGGATTGAAATAAGAGAGATCGAAGTTGCCATTGTATGTCTGTCTACCATCAGCAAGTTTTCCACGAGAGATAATGATATCTGTATCTTGATTGAATCCCTCTGGTCTCTTAACGAGAGTAAAGTCTTTTGGTTTTGCTACACCGATGACAGGAACAATGCTGTCGGAATAATCTACAATGTATCCTACGTTGTTAACTTCTTGCTGAACATTAGCAAGACTGGTGTATAAGAATCTTCTTCTTGTTGCTACGTTATCGTCATACTCAATGAAGAAGTCATCCAGTAAATCTTTTCTGCCAGCAACTGTCAACTGAAGGAATTGTGCATTTACATCACCAATTTCAGGTCTGGTGACTTTTGCAAATGATAGACACTTAACAGTATTTGTTGTTGCTACACCACCAGTGTCTGTTCTGGTCTGAACAAAGTACAAAGTTCTTAAATCCAGTTTTCCAGCACCAGGGGAATCGGAAATACTGGTATCGTCAATAAGACCTAGATCGGCAGATGCCTGTACCCAGATAGTCTTAATAGCATCATCTTTGTCGAACCCTTGTCCTCTTCTAGAAATAGTCTGTCTGTATTCAGTGACATCTTCTAGATTATTGAATCCAATGGTGCCGTCATTATATGCAGCATTCAGGAAGATAGTTGGATATGCAGTAAGATCTGCTCCTTCTGCATTTAGAGGGAGGGTGTTGTATACGTTAGTTAGCGTGAAAGATGCAAGACCATTAGACTTGATCGTTACATTATCTCTAGCAAGGGTTTCTCTTGCTTTATCAATTTCTAGATACTTGGTTTCTTTGTTGACAATTTCAAAACCACGAACATATGCTTTACCAGCACCAACCGTTGCAATTAGTTTATCTGCAGCTTCGGTTGCAGAAATACCATTTGGTCCTACTGTGCCATCAACGCCAGCACGATACAAACCAAAGTTTCCATCTCTTTGATAGAACTCTCTAATATCAACGTCAAAATTTTCTACTACGTAATCGCCAGATTCATCGTAGGTTCTTCTTGCAAGAGTATTCTCAAGAGTATTATATGCTGCTTGCTTAACTTGCTTCTGGATAACTCCATTCTTGATGGATAGGAGTTGAATAAAATTCTTATCTGGAGTCTGTTCAAACTGATATTTGACCAGATTTAATGTGATCTGTAATCTATGTGCTCCAGGTGCTGCATAGTTAGAAGACCCAAAAGCATTGTCATACAGAGAGGGTTCATCCTCTGGTGTAACTAGGGTTTCGTCAATTTTAAATCCAACTTTTACTGAAGGATTGTCGCTGTAACCATCAACAACAATAAGACCAGAATCATTTCTTACGAAATAACCATTAACAAAATAAACACCTTCTTCCACTTGTACAGCGGAACCAAATCCCATGGCACCACTATCTACAAATGTAGTCTCATTTGTATCAGGATTTAAGACTGCAACGCTAGTAGGAAGAACACTACCGTCAGTACCAACAACAAGGAGAGGCGAGTTAATGCCATCAACAACTTCGAGAGTTTCTCCTTGGCGGAATGTTTCTTCGTCTCCACTGTCACCTGCCGTCAAATATTTTACATATAATGTATCGGAATTGTTCTCTGTTGCTTTTACAACAGTTTGAACAATAGCAATAACACCAGAAGATAGTCCGTTGATCTTCTGACCAACTAGACCATCGATGTCGTACTTCTGATATACTAATTCGCCATCGACATTAACAGCAACTTCAGAAACAGACGATAGTTTTACAAAGTCCAGTTTTTTGTTAAGACCGACCTCTCCAGGGACAACTAGGTCGCCCTGTTTGAAAGCATATTTGCCATAGCTTTCGATCTGATTCTGTAGAATAGATTGTGTAGTATTAAGTTCCCTACCCTGTACAGGGTAACCAGGTCTGTATAATACTTTGTAAAAATCCTTTCTAGAATCGTAGTCGTCAAAATATGGGGCGGCTTTAAGATTAGTCTTCTGTGGCATTGTATTAAACTACCGTCTTGTTTTTGTTTATAATCAGAATTCGATGACTAACTTGATGTCCTCAATTTGGTCTGCTGCTCTGGTGATTAGTCTTCTGTTCTCTATGTATATGAGATCGCCTGTGTTCGCTTCGATCTCGGGATCTGCCAGACCATCGGTGAATACGGAACCAATTAGTTCTGTACCATCTGCCAATGCAACATCTACAGTACCTTGAGAAGCAGAATCTGCACCTACAATTGCGTTAGCAGCGTCAGACGCAAATTCTCTCACAATGTAGTTAGCATCCATGTGATACTCGGAACTTTGCATGTACTTCAGAACGCCGCTACCAGGGGTAGAAGGTGTTGGAGTAGGAGATCCAGCATCTAGGGTCCAAGAGACTACAGTGCCCTTTGCAGTGCCACCAGCGACGGTCTGGGAGATCATCTCATCGGGAGTGAAGTCTCCAGTTGCTCCAGTGATCTTAACTGCCTTCAATCCAGAAAGGGTATCAGAAGTAGCGAAAGTAGTAGTACCGTAATCAAGAGGATCTTTGATGATTCCAATACGGCGGAAATCGTTATCGACAGGGAAGTCGCCAGCACTTTCAACGAAAGTGAGACGAATATTTGCCATAACACGCTTTGCGTTAAATTCGGTCTCGAAGTCGGAACCGTGACCACCTTGTGGGGGGATAACCACTTCTAGTGATGGAGCAGATGTTGCTGCAACTGCTTGAGATACTGTAAGAGCAGTATCAGTGAATAGACCGATTGCTTCGGTGCTACCAGCAGTTCCAGAAGGAACACCAGTCACAACAGGAATAGATGCATAGGTATAACCAGAACCTGCTGCTTCCATTTCAGCACCAGTGATAACACCAGCAGCAACAGTTAGTTTAGCAATGCCGCCAGTACCATCTCCTAATACAGGAGCATAGAAAGTGCCGTTGGTAAGACCAGTTCCGCCGTCTCTAATAAGAGCAACGTCAAGAGAACCTGATACTGCTGCAGTTTCAGTTGCAACTCTGCTCGCTTCTCCTGCTGCTGCAATAGGCATGAAGTCAGAAGAGAGGAATGCTAGTACATCATCAGTAGGCATGGTGTACATGTACTTCCAGATGTAAGATCCATCAGGAGCAGTAAAGATGCCGTTAGAATATGTACCGAGACCAGCAGAAGGATTAGTTTTGGGTTCGTGAACTACGTTGACACCAGATGGGTTAGCAACAGACTCACCGTTGTAGAGGCATTTGAATACCTCATAACCCTGGTTCATTACATAGAACTTTGCTCCAGAGATAGAAGATCCGCCAAGAGCAGTTCCAACACCGACCTGACCACCACCAGCAGGGGTAGCAGAATAGTTGGGTTTCCACATGTCGAACTTTGGATTGTTCGCTGTGTCCCAATTGTATCTTCTTACAACAGATCTTGCATAGGAAGAAGTGATTCTCTTCGCTGCAATGATGTCACTATAAACGCTGAATTTCTCGGTTAGGTTATCAAGAGGTACAGGAGGAACGTTCTCTGTAGAATATCTGTAGACACCCGTGGTTGCTTGGACACCCGTATCCGCCGAACCGTCGTATTCCTTTAACAGAGATCCTAGAGCAGGAGCACTAGTTGGAAGTGGTCCTACCAAGTTGAGTAGAAGACTTTCAGGAAGAATCTTTGCGATTGTTGCCTTGAATGTAGCGCCAGCATAGTTGGCACCAACATATACTTCGTTACCTACGGTGAACGAACCACCGTCTGTTGAATATACTTCTAAAAACGAATCCCATGCTTGGGGTCTGCCGACAAAGAAGTACATACGACTTCGGTCGGCACCAGTATCGCTAGCGCCTTCAGTAAGAGACTCTAGGAACTGCTTCGCATTAAAAATTCTGAACTTTTCCGAGATAATAGCAGCCATTGAAATAAGAGATACGGGTTGGATTTCTGTGTTATTTATATTTATACGGTGTTTTTAGAGAGTTGTCTCTAGACCGATAGTCCTGATGAATGTACCTGCAGCATGTGCTTCTGCAGTGGTGCCATCGACACCCCTTGTCACACCAGCAAAACGATCAGCTGACTTGCTAGTATATGTTACAAGTTCTTTACCCAACAAGAGTTTTCCAGAGTCGGGGAACCTGGAAGTGTCTGGAACATAAAGGACAATTGACACATCAGTTGCAGGAGCATCCAAGAAACTGACATGTTCTTGTAGTGATGGGACACCTGGGTTGAATAGTGTTCCATCGGTAGTTAATGAAGAGGCATTGATTGCCATGTTATCCATCCAGGTATCAACTCCTTCGCTAATACCTTGGAATTGTGTATAAGTCAATTCTAGTTGCTCCAGAGTAATACCAGACACATTTGCATAACCAACATCTAGGAACAAGTAATCAATAAAGGAGGATACTGTAGTTCCTAACTTACCTTGAGAATAGAGATGAGGGTTATTAACTGGTTGCTCATCTAGTGCAACGACACCAGAACTATATTGTCTGGTCTTAACTGCCCTAAATGACTCAAAACCAAGATCCATATTGTCAGGGAAGATTCTCGTAAATGCAGGTTGTGACACTGCAGCAGGAGATTCTGTAGCAGCAACATACTGAATTTGAGAGAGGATCTTCTGTTCAGATACTTCACCCATTCCAATTGCGGGAGACGCTGGTTGAATAACTCTGACGTATTCGTTATTGAATTGGAGAGGATTTGGTGACTGTATGATAGCGAGAGATTCAATAAGGTTTCTATCAAACAGAGGAATAACAGATGATACAGCAGAGATAGTGGCAACTAGTTGCTGACCCCCACCACCAGTAGTATATCTGGTCATGAAGAACTCTGGATGATTATTCTCACGAAGGATTGAATAACCTCTAGAAACTACGACTCTGGGTGCCTTGGTATAACCAGATCCAGGATCTACGACCTCAATGTCAATGATTTGACCACCATATACAATCACTCTTGCTTTAGCACCACCACCTTCACCATTGACAGGAACAAAGTTTAGAATTGGTGCGCTGTTGTAATTATATGCAGTTGGATTGATAAGGACACCGTGATTGAAGTAGTATGAGAGATCTCTACGATTCCAATCAAGAGAAGTTACTTTACCAGCAGTAATGTTGGCAACTACAGACAAACCTTCACCAAACCTTTCGCCGTTATAGTTACCAGCAGCAATCTTCGTGAAGAAGTTGTTGGATACTTGTTCGTCGTCACGATATTCGGTTGGTCTTGCAAATAGTGGTGAACTGATAATACTTCTGTATGATTTTTCACCATCAATTTTGATCTTATCACCAACACGAAGGTTTGGATGTTGCTTCAGAATCTCACCTCTGTAGTCATAACTATCAAAGGCATCACCTGTAGGTAAGTAAGGAATGTAGTTTGCCTCTAGTCTATTGAGGACTCTTTCTCCATCTTCATTAGTTACATATGAAATAGTAAAACTATCTGGATTCAGTGTAAGTGGAGCACCATCATTTCTATCAAAAGTGATGGGCAGAGATGTGTCGGATAAAATGTTTTGTGAACGCAGTTCAATTTTAAATGTGTTGCCAGCATCCGAAGAAACAGAGATGAGATCTCCCCATACTTTATCTCCTTGTTTGACAATCGTAGTGTCAGTAGTATTTTGTGTGCGCCAAGTTGTGAGAGCGTCATAACCACCAGCAAGATCTAATTGAACTGTTGCTCTGTTAAAGTAAACATCAGGTTCGTGGTTAAACAGGGTGACTGTCTGTTGAGCATCTTTACCATACAGACGGATAATGTCAACTCTAGCAGTTGTATACCCACCATCCGCTTGTTCTGCAAAAGTAAGTGGTTGGTTGAATATGATAGAAGATCCAGCAATCTTGTAAGAGAACTCTCTATTCTGTAATACACCATCAACATAAACATAGAGATTCTTATCATCATCTACATTAATTACGTCACCTTTAGAATCATAGATGGAGTAACTATTATATGTGTTGAAAGGAACTATTCTTTCGTCAATACCAAGTCTTTCGTATAGACCCACACCAAATCCATAGAAATATGTTTCGTTCTGTAGTTCTTGTGGAAAAGCATCAGCATCGTATAGGTCTTTGTAGTTTTTGGGTGCTTTATTGAAAGCGATACGATCTGTTTTGTTTGGGCTTGAAAATCGTCTGATTTCATACGAACCTTGCTGCAATACTCCATCAAGATATACAAACAGATCTTCATTGACCTGTGTTTTTACGACACTACCATCTTCCCAACGCAGATCAAAGATTCTGGTTCTGCCATCAAAAGAATCTGCAATGTTCTGTAGTCTCTTGAGATAACGAGCATTGTCGGTGTCTTCTCTAAATTTGAAAGATCTAATATATTCTTGTTGTGCTGGAACTTCCTGATCCTCTACAATTCTGACACCAAGAGGTGGTTCGTAGAAATTGAGTTGGTTGCCAGTAACCTTGAAAGAATAACCAGGTCTCTGTGCTATACCATCAATAGTCATGAGCAGTTCTTGCTCGTTGTATGGAGTGTATGCAGTGCCTGTTTCCTTGTCAATAATAGTGAACTGTGTATTACCAATCTTCAGACCTGTTTGAGGATCATATTTACCATCAAAGTCAGGAGTAAGTTCCAACTCTCTAGTCTTAAACAGGGTTACATCAAAATCATCAACAGATACAGAACCAGCACCTCTAGAGACTCTAGAGTCTTCTACCTTGAATACACTGGTAGTAATAGTTCTCTTGGTCGAAACTGTAGATAGGTTTACAGGTGGACCTGTGAGAATCACAGTAGTCTTTTTGACTGGTTGACTACTAGGCATGATTGCTGGTGCCTGTGTTTCCAGGTACACCTCACCAAACGCCTTAAATCCTGCAGGGTGTGTAGTATCTTTGATGATATTACGCCACTGCTTGATTGGAGTTCTAGATCTAATTACATAGGAGTAATCTTGATAGAAATCAGAGTCATGAATCTTCTGGTTACCAGAACTGATTTTACCTCTATCAGAAGTAAACACACCTAAAGTCTTGTCTCTCGTTACAATAACTGGAGAAAATGTAGTTTTCTTGATGCTATCGATGATAGCAGTATTTTTTCCACTCTTTCCGATGATCTGCTCGTTTTGTTTGAACACACCAGTAATTTTTTCAAGACGCAGTATATTAGAACCTTTTGTCCATCCATTAGGTGCAACCCTACCTTGAGCAGTGACAAGTTGACCAGAACGTTGTTCAATGAGTTCTCCAGGTTTGAATGCATCTAGATCAAAAGATCTCAAGACAAATACAGACGGTGTGGAGTATTCAGAGATAATAGTATCATCAGTGTGGAATCCAGATCCATACTTAACGAAGTTGACATTTTGTGGCAATCCAATGTTTTCGGATTCAAAGAATAATTTGTTGTCAGTTTCGATAATATCAACCAATGGAGTCTCTGTAAATGTTCCTCCATTGATAATTCTTACTTGAGTAACTTTACCATTTTGAGTGTCCACTACAGTACGAAGACCAGTGCCATCTCCACTAGCAACTACCAATTCTGGTTTAGAATATCCTTGACCAGGATCAGAAATAGTGATTGCCTCGATTTCATTAGATGTGGCATTTCTGACCGCAGTTACTTTTGCTTTATATCCATCGGCAGGAACAACACCTCTGATAACAGGCAGTTTCTTGTAGTTAGAACCTAGATTGTCTAATGTAATAGATGCAATCTTACCAACAGAACGTCCTGTGTAATTAATACTTCCAGAACCGTCATATTGAGGAACTTCATCTAGACCATAGACAACTTTAGTGTCAGTTGTGTATGTGACAGACTTTCTACCAGAAAGAGGATCGTCAATAACTCTCAAGAAAGATCCTTCGGTGTCTGTAGAAGAATTTGTAAGGAAATAGTAGTAACTAGTGAAGTTTACATCCTTACGTGTCTTCTCACCAATGTTTGCGCCATAACCAAGTCTAATTCTTACAAATGCGCCAGGGTTGCCTGGTTCGGTCAATCCAACTTCTTTTTCTTCAGTGAAGACATTAAAGTTTGGACTTGTAGAAATATCCAGGTACGAATTCAGCATCGAAGGATGACTGACATCAAACTTGTAGAAGTAATACTTCTGAATATCAACAACAGGGTTAGTGTCAAAATTGGTATTGTCTAAAGAGAATAGAAGCTTCTCTTTGATGGGTTCTGCACTAGAAATAGATACCACTTTAGGTGGTGTACTTTGATCTTCAATAGAAGATACAGTTGTCAGTGGAACTGTTGATGTTGCGTCGTAATCCCAGTTGACGACTAAAGTCTTGGCAGTCTTATCATAAGACACAACAACAGGATCATTGACAGTATTGCCGCCAAGTTTAGATCCAGGAGTGAAATTGTATGTTGGACTGAAAGAGGTTATCTCTTTGCCATCACCATGATCTGACTTACTGGTTCCTTCCTGTGCTCTCAACACAGTCATCTTCTTATTAGCATTGTCAACTGTGACAACCTTGATAACTTCGGATCCGATAGACAGTAAATCATTCACTGCAATACCGAAAGTGTTGGTTACATTGAGATCTGTTCTGTCAACACCAAATCCAGCAGAATCTACATTGATTAGAGGAGTGGATGATCCTGGGGAAGGATACACAGTAATGGTTCCAACCATCTCTGGGTGGGCAATACAGATATAGTAGTATGTACCAGCAAATACTGGTGTGAATGTAATTGGAGAAGATTGATCAGTAGAAGATCCAGTAGCAATGTCATAGTCATCTATTTTCAATGCATATCCATCCAATGCCAGCGATGTGCTGTAGTCAGACACCACATAAATGGTGTGACCTCCCATATTAGGAATAGTGAGTGTGCTACCGACACGAAGATTGTAATCAGGGTTTACTTCGTTCGTATCCAGATCTTTGAATACGTACTGGGGCAACAGTGAACCAGGGGGATAGAAAGTATCTGTAGCGGTAATTGCATATCCACCAATTGTATCGGAAGTGGAGAGATCATCTCCTTCCTCATCAACAATGAAATACTGAACACTAAAATTATCTGGATCTGTGTTCTGGTAAATGAAGTTTACGTTACCACCATCATTCTGTCCGAAGGCAGCTGCCACATATTCGTTGGCAATGAAGTCGTCATAGTCAGCTTCGGCAACAAAGAATCTCTTCGATAAGTTTGCTTCTACTTGTTGCTGGTTGGTGTACTCCATACCAAGATTAGGACTCTGATCCAAATCGGCAGGATCTACCCTAGGAATAGCAGTTGGATCTAAAGTTAGGATATCATCTCTACGATAGTTAGAACCTGGGTCGGTAATACTGATACTAGCAATATTGCCACTACCATCAAAGTTGTCACCAGCAACAACCACAGTTGCTTTTGCCTGAACAATATCATCTCTGTTCTTTGCAGCATTTGCAAATACCAGGGGTACATCATTATATGTGTTTGTATAGTAGTCTTTACCAAGACCAATGACAGTAGATGCTCCGATACCACTATCGTTTACTTTGGCACTATATTGTAGATCTAATAGAGAAACTTCTTGGAATTTCTTCTTGGTAACATAATAGGTAGTCTCTGTAGTTGCTTCGTCAGGATCTACGATGATGTCAATAATATCACCACTACCAAAATCATGTGCTTCAGTTGTTTCTAGGATAGCAATAGATTCATCAACACCAGTGACACCAACATTCTTACTCAATTCTTTGATAATTACAATTTCGGTTCCTGCAGTGTTGCCCAGATCACTACTCTTCAGAATAACTTCGCCTTCTGCATAATTCAGGTAATCATCAAAGTTACCAGACAATACTTTTAGTCTGACAGCATTCTGTTCGACAGTTCCTGCTAAAATCTCACCAGTAGCAATCTCTGTGGTGGGATCATCAAACAATACAAGAGCAAGAGTCTCGCCTTGGGTGTATGTGCTGTTCTGTGAGAGCAAGAGGTTAATTACTCTAGTAGAAGAGTTGATTTCATTTCCTGGTACAAATGTACCAGTAACACTTCTCAAAACAATTTCATTTTCTTCACTGACATCTCTGATCAACTCACCAACAGCACCTGTTCCCTCTTGGGTGATTGTATCGCCAAGGAAACCATAGAATGAATTTAGAGTGGTTAGTTGAACTGCTTTGAGTTCTTTTGATTCGATACTGGTAACAGGTTTACCGAAAGTAGAAGATACAATACCAGATGCACCGCTACCACCACTTCCAGAGTCATCAACATAGATTCTAGATCCAACTTGGAAGTTAGGTTGTGAATCTTCAATTTTTACAGAAGAGACAAAACCAGTTGATACAGAATCTACAAATGCTATTTCTCCAGAACCATTCTTCAATGTGCCAGGAATAAACAGTCTTCTAGAATCGGAAGGAATAGATTTTTGAGTAATCTTACTTTCGTAGTTTGATCTGACAGGAAGGGAATAGAAGTTCTCACCAAGGATGTATGGATATACGGGTTTATTCGTAGCATCGATGGTAATGAAGTATGCATACGTTCCTTGTGGGAATTCTGGTGTTACACAGAATCTACCATTATTGATATCAAGACGAGTCTTGCCAGTATCAACTGTAGCAACCCACTCATAGTCATCAACAAATGTGCCCATCTCGTATGGAGCATCGACGGGACCATCAGTTCTAGAACTCTTAAGTTGATATCCACTGTTCATTCTCGCAATGGAGGATGAGCTGTCTAGGGGATCGGAGAATCCATATGGACCATAAATTGGATTTCCATCATAAGCATACCCAAGAATTGGTGAGTGAGTAACAGTTGCCGTTTCTTGGAACGTGATATTTTGGATGCTGTCTTGCAACCTCAAACGCAGTCTTTTTGGGTTTGCAGCAATACCGTAATAATATTCATTTTCAATTACATCTTTTACTGCTAGTCCGTTGTTATCATCTAAAATTAACTCATTTTCAAAGAATCTATTTTGGACCCAACGGTAGATTTCGGCAGTTGCAGATGCAGGGTTGTTTTGTCCTTCGGAAATTAATTCAACCCTTACATTTTCTTGTGTGTAGAACTTACCACCAGAGATTTTCTCAAACTCTGTGATTTTTCCTAATGTATTTGTCTTTGCACGATATTCAGCAAACCTACCTTTTCCTGCTAGGTCACTAATAACGACAAGAGGAGGTGCAGAATAATATTCACCAGCATCAATAACTCTGATACTAGTAATTTCTCCAGATGTGATAACTGCTTCTGCTTTACCATCTCTACCAGCAGTAATCTCGATCAGAGGATCTGCTGTGTAATTTTGACTCTTAATAGTTGTGATGGCATTGACAGTATCACCTGCCAAAGAAGACAGAGCAATAGACGAATCTCCGTTTACCAAGACATAAGGAGGTTTAGTGTATCCAGAACCACGTTTGGTGAGTGTGTAGGTCTGAATATCTCCATAAGGAATATTGTTCTCACTCTTAAAACTGAAAGCAATAGAACCGTCAACAAAAATGCCTACATCTCTGGTTGGAGTCTTATATACTTCAGGAGTTGTGCTAGTCTGCTTTGGAATGAGTTTAAGCAGTTGGGGATCAACCATAGGAACTGGTTGAGTCTGACCCGTTAAAATAGGAGTAGATGGATATGACGATGTAGCAAAGTAGTAATACTGACTATCCTCATATACTGCACTGACATCAGAAAGGAACTTCTGTAGTCCTTGACCAACACCAGGGTTGAATGGAACAGAAGGAGTTAGACCAGAGGTGTTTACCTTCCAGCGAACATTGTTTGCCCTTTGGTCATAGATGACTAAATTCTTGGTTTCAAATCCTGGTTTGGAAACTTGAACCTTGTCACCTACTTGAGAGTATGGTTCTCCATTCTCGACATTGAGATTTGTTAGAGTTCCATAGACAAGCAACTTGACTCTACCGTCATTAGTAGATGCTGAAACATTAGAATAGTTTACTACCAGGTCACCAACATTGTGTGTTCTGGTGATATTACCCCTTTCGCTGATAATAAACTGTCTAGCACCCTTTCCTTCAAATTTAATGATCTCATTATTGACTTGTAGGTATCCAGACTGTGCTGACCAACCCAAAGTAGAGTCTACAGTGATTGTATCTCCAGGACCTTGAGTAGTCGCGAGATCCCTGTCCAGGACTGTCTTTTGGGGGATCGCAAAATTACCATTTACGGTATTTGGGTTGATAATCAGGTTAAACAACCCATAGTCACCAACCTTGCCAATACCAACTACATTCTCGATGCTTACAGATGCATATGAAGCATCTGGAGAATTTTTGTCAGATTGCTGTACAATAGTTTGTCCAATCAACCAGTTGGCGTTACCTTCCAGAATAATTACTTGCAGAGCAAAAGCAGCATCCCAATTCGATTCTGATACTTTTACAGTAAAATCTTTTGGATAGTATGTTGTAGGGATGTCATCAGCACTCTTTGAGACGATAGAGTTGAAGATAAACCTAATTGACTTGTCAGTTCCTTTGACTTTGTAAAAGTCGGCAATATTCTTAATTAACTGACGTTTGTCAATATCTCCTTTGAGATATACTTCTGGCACATCAACCAGATATTCTCTCTCAAACGCCTTCACAAGGGCGTACAGGAAGAGGTGACTTAAATTATGTACTGCCGAACTGGTAGCGTGAAACTTTGCGTCAGAGGACGTGTATTGGGACTTTTCGTAGAGATCCCCTAATTGGGTGGTCCCACTAACTCCTCTAGAAACTTCCAAGAACTCTGTATCTGTTCTAGAAGCATAAAAACAAATTTCATCACCAATTTTGATGTATCCATTCTTTCTGGGGAATGAAGATGCATCAGCAACAGCGATAGTGGTAGCTGCAGCAGAAATACCAACAGTTAGTGTGGTCTGTTCTGTTAACAGATTTTTTTCATAAAAATCGACATCACGGTATGATGTGATGTTCGATATAATATCTAAAGACTGACCCGTCGATTCTAGTTGCTCATAGTATGCTTCAATAACTGCCGCAACATTTCCATATTCAGAAACGATAAACGCAGGAAGCTGTGTCTCGATTAGCGATGAAATTTTATTACTCATCTACTTACTCTGGGTATACCGCGAACTTACTATTAGCAACATCTACATCCAAGTACATATGTCTAGATGCATCGATATCGTTATTACGAGGAACGACACGAACTGAAATTCTGTTGTCGAAGAAAGTACCTTCTATAATAGTCACGTCATACAACTTGATTTCACCCTCGTCGTAATCTACATCGCCAATATAGTCCTTCAATACTATCTTTTCGCCAGTTCCAGGATCTAGTCTATATAGGATCATTTTGCCGAAGCGATCTTCCATGTAGACATCAGTAATGGGATATTCACTGACTCTAAATGCTGTGCTCTGAATGACAGGACCATCTTCAGGACAGTTGCTCTTAAATGGGTTCTGGAAGCAGAGTTCGTAGTAAGAAGTGCTGTTGATCAGAGGATAGAAATCCTTTCTCATCAATACAGTTGTAGTGTTAGATGTGATGGATCTATCAGCAGAGTCGATGACTCCAACGTACTTACTGTATCTGAACTTACCGTTGAATTTTTCGGTACTTGATGCTTTAGTATACTGCTCAACGCCAGCATAGACCTTGGTTCTGATATCTTCTGGATATTGATTAGTAACTCTAGTGTTAAAGTTAATTCTGCTGTTTAACTCCAGATATAGGATAGATGGGTCCTTAATCTCGGGAGTTACAGAAGCAACAGCGTAATCTTTCAATCCAGCAATAATTTGTTGCTTGGTTGTTGTAGATAAGGTAGAACCACTGTCTGGTTTAATAACAATCTTGACCTTACCAAATTCGGGGTATCTCTCTTCTTCGCCGCCGTATGTGATAATGTCAGAGATTGCTGGGTAAATCTTTCTTACAATAGCAGCGTAATCAGTAGCTGTTACTGCTCTATTCTGTGTAGCATACAATTTCGGTGCATTGAACTTAATCTTGTCAATGCTTTCAATATCAGCACCGCCGTTTGCTATATCAACAACTGTGATGTTTCTTACTTCAGTTCCAAACGCAGTTCCGTTGACATCCTCTAAAACTCCAGCAAATACAAATAACGATGCGCCATTTGCTTCAGAACCATTAGAAATTAGGTACGATGCTTCGACATAGTTGTTGTGATCTAGTTTCTGACCAATAACACCGTCACCAAAGAACAACTCATATCTCTCGTCTGCGGTTTCATCTACGTAGAAAATACCGTCAGTGTCTTTGATGTCGATGATATTATCGATCATATTGAAGTAAGCGAACTCACTAGACTGTTCTGTAGGGTATACTTTGACTCTAATGGTGCTAGTATCCGCTTTTCCGTTGGACAGTAAGAATTTTTGCGATTTGATGAAATTACTTACGGTAAAGTTGTCCTCAACAACAGAACCTTCATACAACTCTACGTTAGTGAAAAACGCTTGTCCATTAACAACACCCGCCTTGTAGTCATCTAATACTACAAAGCGGTACAGTTTATCATTATAGGTAGTGACAAATCCCGTACCCTTCTTCAATACAATGATTGGAGGTGCGGATCCTGGAAAATTTACTTGGAAATTAACCATTGCCTTTGCCGCAACTACGGACTTTGGTTTATACCCTAGTTGCTTTGCCAGAGAAATTACATTGTCACGAAGAGTGGCAGACTCTAGAAATAACTCATTTACCACCATGTTCGTGTTGAACGCGGTGTAATACGTATTATATGCTAATACGTCGAGTAATGTGCTCCAGACAGAACCCTCGAAATCATAATCAGTGAAATCAGACTGTGCTCTCAAATATTCTTTGAGAGTAGTCTTAATATTTTCAAAGTCTAAATCATTTACTTGAATATGCTTCATCGGGTTCTCTGGAGGAGGAAGTTGATTGATTGGTCAGGAGTGTCTTGACGACCAATAATTGTGAACTCAATGTTCGTTTCAAAAGCATTATTGTCAAAGTCTGGTATGACCTCAACTTCTTGCAGTTTTATCCTAGGTTCGTATTTTGATAGAGTACGTTTGATCTCATCAGCAATAAGACCCGCAATAGCAAAATCAAGAGATTCAAACAACAAGTCGCGAATCCCCGAACCGATTTTACTATCAAACAATCTTTCTCCAGGTGATGTCAATAACAAATTAGTAATTGACTGTTTAATAGCTGCCTCATCTTTTGTCACCTGCAAGTCCCCTGTAATGGGGTGTGGATTGAAGGTGACCTTTAAATCTTTAAAAGACTGTTGATTAGGCACAATAACACAATTTATTGTTTATTTATGGTCCTTTTTCTGATCTTCTTTCTTCATCTTCTTCAGATACCTGTCGGAGTCAACCTGTGTGATCAGGGTCATTCCAGACTTGATAAAATCTTTACTTTTGTCGGTAGGTGAATTACCCATTTTCTTTCTCCTTTGGTGTTTGCCAGAAATAATCGTCAGTGTCTCCAAGGCGTCCCCAGTCGATTCCTGCCTCTACTTGGTATTCTATGGTGGATACCTTAAAGTCAGGGAATTGAGGGTCCTGTGGGGTTATAGAGAGGTCATACAGTCGCATTCTGTTGTTAGGATATAGTGCATACTGACCGTTGTTTAAAGCGATGCAGTTATGCGACTTGTGCTCTTGTGGCACCTCACTTACATTATTATCTATAACATCGATGTTTGCATGATAGTTATCTAGTGTAAACAGATACTGTCCTCGCATCAATCCATGATCTCGTGTGTAGACCTCACAGTCCATAGATGCCACAAACCCTTTGCTCATACATGCTACCCCATAATCCATACAATTCCAGAATTGTAGATTCTCCAAACTCATGTCTACGTCTGGAGTCTTGGGTGATCTTACAAAGGCACTGATAGGAAGCTTGTCATACATTGCGCCATAGGTAGGCAAGTACGTCTCAAAGTAAAAAGCACGCCCAGGTATGCTTTTAGCACATACCCAGACGCCCTCTACAAACTCCCCATGTCCATCTTGGTGGTCTCGTAAGTATTCTTTACGAACCCATACCTTTTGAGCAGGAAGATTGCAAATTAGATTCACTTACCTTGACCCCGATAACGCTTCTTTGCCTTGTTACGGGATGTTGCTGCATACTTGGTATGCTGTCCAGAACCTTGACGAGATTTCTTGGGAGTTGCTTCAATAAACTGTTGTCCAAGAAGAGACTTTTTAACCTTTGCCATTGATCAATGATGAACTGATGATATTATACCACAAATTTACCCACCTGCCAACACCGTATGTGATCCTTGTGTCATCACTGCTCCAAATGACAATACATCACCAATACGCATGATTGCTTTCTTATTACAGAAGACTTTCGTCGATCCCTTCACACACTTATCAGTATGAGGTGGGTTCTTGCCACATACATGGACTGATGTCACGTCACCTACACGCAATGCTTGTTTCTTGTTCACAAAGACGTTCAGAGACCCTGTAATGACAGGTACAGGTGGCCAACACTGATGACCACTCTCTAGGTCTTTGATTCTGCTTATACCAGATCCTGCTGCCATTAGGGGTTGCCTCCAGTTGTTCCTACAGTACCTTCAGTTGCAGTACGTTGTTTCTTCAATCTATGTAGCGTCCTACTCTTATGATGACGCCAATTATTGTCTACATCCACATATGCTGGGAATGTCCAAGTATATGGTGGACATGTACTAGTAACAGTGATTAGATAATGATAGCGCAGAGTTTTTATCAGAGAGGGTCGGTAACTCCACATGTAATTACTATTCTGTTGAGCAAGGTCGTGCCCTACAGGTCCATATAACTCTCTACCTACACTATTCTGATATGCAAAGTTCCTTACACCCGTTCCAGGTATTTTTCTCGCTATCAGAGGCTCGGTCCTCATTTTTGGTGAGATAGGTTTCACCCTACCCTGTCCACTGAAGAATGATGAACTTCTCACATTGTCCTGTGCCATTGGCACCTCTAGTCCCTTATAACTCTCAATGAAGCCTGCCTCACTATCATATAACCACTTCTCCGTGTAATTGCCAATGATAGGGATCGGCAGCACTAATGTGGTAACTCCAGGTGCTACACTGATACTCCCCATACTCACAGCATCAGTACCATCTCTCATCTCTGGAATGGTAGATACTCCTCCTTTCAGGACTATAACACCAGGTTGATAGACACTGACACTGATACCTGTGATTAACTCGGGACTAGGTTGCGAGGGACCAGGTGTTCCTCCAGGACATACCAAGTTTGCTTGAGCAGTGACGTTCACCACCCCAGCAGTCTCGTAGATATTAATGTCTACCCCCTCTCTCCTCATGTCGGGTAACACAAAGGGTCCAGGGGCAGGCAGCATCTTCCACATACCACCAACGTTGGTAAAACTAGTGCCGTTAGGTATGAGGATTGCCATTATTTCTCTAGATTTTTTAAGCGGGCGTCTACATCATCCAAGTAATCTGTTACTTTCTCATGTGCGTCAGCACCAGGGCGTCTATACATGAGTTGTGGAGACTTTAGACGTTCTACTTCAGCTTTCAGTTCCCTGATCTCCTGGAACGCTATCTCCAGCACTTCCTCCAGGTTCATTTGCGATTTCTCGGAGGAGCTTGAATCTTTCATCTGATTTATCTGCATTCTTAAATTGCTCGGCGGCGCGTTTCTCAAATTGTTCACAAAAGTCGTCAAATTCGTTGAGGACTTCTGCTTGCCTATTCAGGTATCCATCGTAGTCTTTCATGATTCAACTATACAGGTAAAAATTTTCTGGGCGATTTTTTTGTATATGGGGGACCCGTAATATTTATCTTGCTTGGGTAACACTTTGTAGGTTAGGAAGAAGGTACTTTTTTGGTACGGCGGCGGGCGTACACCCGTACTAGGGGCAAAATACTGCCCCCTGTCGGATTTAGCAAAAACTCACCGATCTGCGAGGCACTGGGCAACCCACGCTGCGAACTGCTGCAGTGCTACAGTGTCCAATGGGTCGGCGGTCTGGAAGATCGGGGCGCTGCTGCTGCGTTGCTTGGTGGTGTTCACGATGAACACTTGGTGATCACACTCATCAGCGAACCATGCTGCAGAGTCAGGGTCGGTGGCGTCCTGCCCAGAGAACACAGCGGCAGGGATGTCAGGGTAGACCCGTCTGATCTTATCGAACTCACTGCAGGCACGGTCCAGCATGGACGAGTCGATGTAGGTCTTGCCCTCCACGATGAACGCCAGCTCGCCATCCTTGTATGCGTGGATGTCCACCTGTGTTCTCTTGTAATGCTTGCCCCCCTTGCTCTCGATCATGATATAGTCGTTGTGCTTACACACGACGGTCGGATCGACAGCATAGATCACTGCCTGTGCCACGTCTTCATAGAGGTCGCCCATGGATGCCCTCATCTTGCCGCCTGCGTTCTGCTCGGAGAGGTATTGCTCATGCAGGGGGGCGATCCGCTCCACATAGATGCGGTGCGCCTCGGTCAGGTTGTAAGGGGTGAGGGTCGTCATGGTGTGGTGTTGTGTGGTTGATGAAATTATAGCATGGATCAGAGATCCGTGAGCATCTCGTCGAGTTCATCGGTGTTGATGCGTCCATCCATCCAACGCACCGAGTCAGGGGTCATCTGCCCGAACCGATATTCCAGGCGAGGGATCAGGGCGTCGTAGGTGCTGTAGTGCTTGGCGACTTCATACATCGCCTCATCGTTCTGCAACCACAGGGCAACGTTCCAGGTCTCATAGTTGGTCCACCCGTTGTAGTCGGTACGCTCGGGGATCATGGGTTCGAGTGCTTGCATCGTGTGGTTTGTTTGCTTGTGTGTATTGTAGACGGTGATGGGGCGATCAGACTGCCAACAGAGCCAGTGCGTCATCTGTCACACTGTCGATGCTCTCGTCTTCATAGACCCGAACCCACTTCACAGGATGACCAGAGGTGAGACGCCATACCATCATGTCGCCCTGGGCTTCGCCTCGCTCCTGCCAGATGCCACAGAGTCGATAAGCGTGGGAGATGCTGATGGCATAGTCTGCCCCATGCTCATCGAATTTGGACCAGGCGGCGGGTTGAACTGCAAACATGCTTTGGTTGGTTGTTGTGTGTATTGTAGAGCCCAGGGCGATCAATCGCGGTCGCTGATGTTCCAGTGTCCCCACTGTCCCATGGCAGGTCCCCAGGATGGGAACTCGGATGCAGACTCGGCAGCACGTCGGGCTGCTTCCCGATCACGCTTCTCCTGCTCAAGCACGATCAGTGCAATCTCTTTGAGTTTGGCAGATGAAGCGTAGATGCCGTCTGAATCGAATTTCATGTCGTTTTGTTTGTTGTGTGTATCCTACAGGGTCAGCGGCAGACGTGCTGTTGATGCAGTGCCAGTCCTGCAACTGCACCCTGCTTCACGTAGTCTGCTGCCATGATGCCCACGATCAGGGCAAGGGTCAGGGGGAAGACTTTCTTAATGCGTTTCATTGATCAGCGAACATGGCGAAATGGGCATCCACAACCAGGTCGATCACCTCATCAGTGGCAGACACGCCGAAGCGGTCACACCACCAGTCAACTGCCATCTCTGGCGATGCCATGGTGTCAAACATGAAGTCTTGTAACTCCATCAGTCGGTCGGTCTCGATTGCCATTGTGCAGGGGTCTTTGAATTCCATGCCCTTACAATACACGGTCTGGGGTGCTGTGCCTATTTTGTGTGCCACTTCGGCAACTGGCAGCGAAGCGGCTGACCTGGGTATCAATCAGCGGTAGTATATTCAATGTCAAAGCAATCACAATCGTACCCGTATTCTTTCAATAGGATGTTAAGTTCAGCATAGTATTCTTCATAGTATTTCATCTCTCCCTCGACGTAATCCTTGAAGTCCATGTATACTAACTCCTATGTGTGCAGTGTATATATTTTAGCATAAAAAAAGGGGGTTGTTAACCCCCTGTTACATCAGGCGAAGATGTAACCATTCTCGAACTCACGCTCGACGTTGTTATCACGAATGTACCACACAAATTTAGACTGGTGTACACCATCGGTCACCCCATTGCAGAAGCGGTTGATGAGTGCATTCAGACGAGATTTGGTGGTGTTGGACTGCCAACCTCCATCAAATATTTGGAGGAAGTCATCACCTACGGTAGCAATGTGGTTGCCGTGCAGGTACACTTTAGACTCTTCAGATTCAGGGCAGTACGTAACACTGGTGTTGCTGTTTGTCCAGTTGCTGTTGTTAGCAACTGCAGCGTTCATCAGGGATTCGATCTTACGCATGAAATGGTGTCGTTTGGTTGACTTCTATACAATACACGAGATTGGGGAGGGCACAACCGAGGCTGTGCCACTACCTCGACTGTCTACCCGCCGTAGACCTCTTCTGCCATCGGTGTGTCAGTGTAGGTCACATGTACCACTGCGGCATCTTCCAACAAATGGGGATAATACTCTTCAGTTTCCTTGATAAGTTCATCGACAGAGTAATCATCAAAGTTGCCGTTCAAACTATCATAAACGAACTGCCACATGTCCTTGTGATCCATACCATCAATGATGGTTTCGATGAGTGCATTTTGCAACTGATCGCGATCGATGATGTTGTCAGTCATTTGTGTGATTTGTTCGACAGTGTTACTATTGCACAGATCAATCTGAAATGCAAGTGTTAGTGGACACTACGATTAGTGGCACACGTCCTCTAGATATCAATCGAATTCATCGTAGTCTCTGAACTTGGCAGATTGTTTTGCTCTGCTTTTAAATCTCTTTGCATTCTTGACTTCATATCCAAAGTCTTCATAATCATCTTCAATCTGAATTTGTTTATGTTTACTATCAGGATTGAATTTACGATTGCTTTTCATTGTTATTACTGTGTTTATGCAATAATTTGAGTAATTATTTAGAAATATTGACTAATTCTTCAATATTCTTCTCTTTTAGAGATTTATTGATGAATTTACCAACACTTTCACCGTTTTTGACACAATTAGTGAGTAATTCTACCCAATTTGTATCATTTATAGTGTAATTATACTCTTTAGGAGAACTATTAAACACAATAGTGAGATTATTCTGATTAGTTGTTAAACTTGAAATAGCAGAAGATTCAAAATCTTTAAATTCCATCTTTTTTAAAATTTGAGATTTCTGAAAAACTCAAAAAACTGACTTTTTGAACTTTTCATATTTCTATAATAACCGAAAAACTCGGATTTGTCAAGTTCTCGGGGTCTCCTGATAAACTGGCACACTCGGGGTTGACATTCGAGTGGTCGGGTGCTAAACCAACAACAACTCCGCACAATACCTATGTTTTTTAATACATTTAGTTTTCCACAGGTTTTTCCACAAGTTGTTAAGAAATACACAAAATGCGTCGTTGATAACCCTTACAGTTACTTGGGAGTGCCTCTACGGGAACTATCCAGTGTATGTTCACATAAACCCGTTACGACTTGTCCTCGGTGAATCATCGTCATCATCGCTTGTTGTGCTGATTCGAGTTGAAAATAGACTGCTCTAGTGATACATGACTGTGTATGTCCATAGTAAGTGTGTTCATATTCTACAGTATAATATCTCATGTCATTTCCATGGAGGACCAACCATCCAACCTACAATTGATTTACGTACACCTTTAGTCACTGGTTTGACTCTATGTCGAGTTGATGATGGGAATACAATAAGTCTAGATGTTTTCTTTGGTACAGTGTATGTACTACCATCTTGTTTATTCCAGAACTCTAGGTCTCCTCCTTCATAGTCATCATTACATAGAAAAGAAAATGAAATCTTTCTTACCAGATCTCTATCACCTTTGAACTGTGGTTGAAGATGTGTTGTTTCATCTACATGCCAATCATAGTGATCATCTACACCATAGGTAATGAATTGTACTGAATCACGTAGATGAGAAATATCATAGTGATAGTACACTTGATTGAATCGTCGGATGTATGAATCAAAGAACCCAGGTATCCAACACTCATTCATGTTACATACTTGAGTAACACATGAGCGTACATCTTTCTTTGTGACTTGCTTACTCTTTGCCGTATGACTATGCACCTGTGCTATCTCTGTAGGTATTGTAGAGACAGACTCTTCAATATACTTAATAAGATCAGGTGGTGTGTCTAGGTCAAGTGAGTAAATCATGCTGTGAGTTTGTGTATCTTCTCTTTAATTTTGTTGAGGATCTTATCGTGTGACACTGATGGGTGTTCTACTTGTTCACCTCGTGCCTTTGTGTATTGTGTTGCCTGTTCCAATACCTCTTGTAGGTATTTAAGTTCTTCTAGGTTGAATGTCATGAGATTAGGTCTGCCTTGAATAACTTTGTGCCAGGGTGCATACAATGGTCCATCATAGTTCATGTCGTTTCAGTACAATAAATGCATCCTTGTTGTACTTACGTGTCCCCTTCTTGGGTGACCATTTAGTATCTAGTCCATCAATCTCATGTACTTGTGTACCACCAACTTGCACATCAATCAGGTCAGTACGTTCCCAACCGAGTTCATTCATTGTTTGGAGGAGTTGTTCATCCCATGTCAAGTTGAATGGATTCACTTACCTACTCCATAGTCATTTGCTTGTGCTTCGAGATTAGATTGCATAGTCTGGTGAAGTTTAGCAATTGCTTTGCGTGTTTCATCACTCTCTTCCCATTCCCAGGTGTTACCCTTGCTGTCTACAAACTGTCTAGTGGTTGTCTTGAGTTTCATACGAAAAAGTCTTCAATGGTGGAGAATAGTTGACGCTTTGGTTTCTTGTAGTTGGTGGGTGGTTTGTACTGATGATCAGGGAAGATGTCCACCCTCGAATTCTTCTTGTTTAGATTGTACCTCTGTAGGTGTTTGTTCAAGTGTTCTTGACATTCAAACATGGCAATGATCTTATCACCATGTGAGATGTATTCAAGACGGAAAGGGAATGCCTGTGCATGTGCAGGCCAGTCAGTAATGCTCTTCCTCCGATCCGTAATCTTCAAAGTCTTCTTTGATGAGACTTTGGACTTTCTTTTGGTAGTAGAGGGCTTCGAGTTCTTCGCTGTCATAGTAAACAATTAGGTCATCATCATCGGCAAAGTCAGGATGCAACCATTCATAGAATTCATCAGCAACAGCAAAAGCATCATCAAGACGCTCTTTCCTGATCAAAAACTTGAATCGTCGTGTGCGATTCTCCATGATCTTATCGACCAGTCTGGAGATTCGTTCAGCGGTTGCTTTATTCATGATCAGTGATGAGTAGATTCTTCAAGTGATCATAAGAGACAAAGACATGTCCTTCAGGAAGAGATTTAGCTACAGCAGCAGCAAACTCGGCAGGATAATGCCCATGATAACGCCAGAAGAGTTGATACTCTCGATCAGAAATGTCGAGACGTGGTTTAACCTTGAGTCGGTCATCAATGGGTTCTAGCAGTTCGAGAACGTGGTCAGTGACAATGCTCATTTTGTGTACACATAAGTTTGGTTGTAAGTCAGCAAGAAATCATATGCTGCCTTGTACATTTTGTACTCTTCAGGAGACATATCTTCCCAGTCAACAGTATCACCTGCTGTCCAGTCGATAGTACCATCATCCTCGTCAACGAGGTATGATACAGCTGATCCATTCTCGATCATGATTGCCTCACCATTGATGACAACATACATGAGATCGTGGTCCATTGTGCTCCTTGAGTGAACTGTTGATAGTATACTATGTATTGGTCAGGGTGTCAACCCTGGTAGTATGCATTTTTGTAGAGATAACCGCCACTCCAGTCACAGTTCTCAAATACCCACTCACGCTCCTTGATCACACGCAGATCGAAACGTGGTTCTTTCACTGGTGCTTTGAATGATGCTGCCTTGTGCAACTCACCAGTCTTCATGTTGACAAAGCAATGTACACTCTTGCTCTGTGATTCAGTCTCCATCACAATCTTGTGATACTTACGTCCACTCTCAATGCTGAACTTATACATGCCCTTACCTGCTTTGATGTCAGCAATACGCTTGGCACGATACTCGGCATCAGTTTGCAGGAAGAAATCAGCACGTCGCAGACTATCCTTAACAAAGTCTTGCTCCAATGCTTCACACAGCATCAGGCAATACTCACGAATGCGGAGTTGAATGTCGTTGCGAGCATCTTGAGTGGCAACGAAGTCAGCGAAGGAAGTGGTCATGTCCGTTTGGTTGATGTGTTTAGTATAGTCCATGGGAGAGGTCAGACAACACGCACTGTGACACCTTGTGTACCGTCACCCATCAACTGCCTTTCGAGCAGGTTGGAGTGTAGTCTACGCGCTTCACGCTCGTCTAGCACGTCGTAGGTCACCTTACCTTCGTCAGGAGTGACAGCTGTGATGCGATAAACCATTGTCCAGGAGCCGTGTGATTCAGGAGAGAAGAATTGACCGATCATGCTGCCACATACTCGCTAGCAGGGACACGAGAGATGGTGTAACGACGGATCTGCTCCGAGAACTGACGCCACTCCTCTACAGTCTCGTTCACAATGCGATTGTGCTGACGATCCATGCCCTTGGCAGTCTTGCACTTGCCTTCCTTACGGAAATACACGATCGGTTGCTGCGGAGCATCGATGGTGTCGATCTCGATCTTGTAGTAGGAGTGCTTGACGATGGTGGTGGTCATGGGTGGTGTCCCTTGCTGATGAACATAGTATAGGGCATTGGCATGCCCTGTGTGGGTTCAGTGGACAGTTCGAGCAGTGGTCAGTTGATGATGGACAACACCAGTAGCAGCTCACTACCGTTCTGGCAGTCATCCAGCCAGTGCAGGTATGATGCCCAAGTTGAAACAGGAACAGTCATCAGAGTTGTTGAAGTTTGTCTTGAATACTAGATGCTTTAACGTATTGTCCTTTGTGATATTCCATCCACGTATCTAACTCTCCCTTGACATCCTCAATGAAATCATTAGGTGTCATCTTATCATCATTCAGATACTCTGCAATGACATCAGATAGTAATCCTTTGCAGTGTTCTCTCCAAGCAGCGTCAATCATGAGAATAATACGAGTTGTTCAAATTCAAGGTGATCACAGCATGAATCATCATCATGCAAATCAATCATGTC